GTATTATATCAAAAATGTTAATTCACAGATAATAATAAAATTACCGAGGCAGTAAAAATATTTGCCAAAACATTTGTTTATTAAAAAAACATTACACATTTTCAAAAAAATAGCATTAAAGTATTGCTAATTCAAATAATATTACTATCTTTGATATGCTTACTGAATACACTATGCTAATAAAAGAAATTATAACGGCCCCAAAAGCAGATGCGATTATTCCTTCGGGTGTATTCGGTAAGCCTTCTGTTTGCGGGGCTTATATATTTTGTCATGGAAACAATCTATAAATTTAAGGGAAACATTGAGGGCAAGGAGGCTATCTGTAATGTATCAGAATGTACGTTTCAGTCTAACAAACCTAATGTTATGATTTTACCCGCTGATATGTGTACTGAGGAAAGCGGAATTATTAAGATAACAAAAAGGGATTTTAATTGGTTGGCAAAAAATCATAAAATAGTATATAAGTAATGGGACGGGAAAGATGCGCAATGATTGAGCAGCGTTCCGGGAAGCTGTATTGTGGATATTATGATACTGGATGTCGGCAGTGTTCTGAAATTAAAAATTGTCCTGATGGGTTAGATGATGATTCTGATTATTTTCTTGAATCAGATATTGATGAGGTAGATCCAGTCCGTACTTTGGATTGTGTTAGCGGCGTGTTTCAATGCACGCTAACGGTTCTCGCATATACGAAGTGCGGGAATTTGAAACACAAAACATGAATTATGCAGAAAAGTTTATTTGAAAATGCAGAGTTTGATTTACCACAGAACCCCGCATTGCGTATATGCGATGTTGTGTGCAGTTGCGGCTTTTCAGACGAAAGCCCCAAAGCTCTTTTTTTTATTGAGCAAGTAGATTATCAAACAGCAATGAAAATTGTAATTAATAACCACTATTTACATAGAAAGGCACCTTGCAGTAAAGCGTATGGACTTTTTTGTAACTCCTGCAAAACTATTGTAGGTGTAGTGGTGTATGGAACTCCATCATCTTCAACTTTAAGAATGCTTTGCGGTGATGATGAGATAAATAATGTGATTGAATTAACAAGGCTTTGGATAAAAGACGGAACACCAAAGAATACAGAAAGTTTTTTAATTGGAAACACTGTTCGTAAAGTAGATAAGGAAATTATTGTAAGTTTTGCTGATACATCAGAAAATCACTTAGGGATTGTTTATCAGGCTACAAATTGGATTTATACTGGATTAAATGCATCAGGAACTCAGAGATTTTTAGATGGTAAACCAATAACATTTCAGGCATATAAAGACAGACAAGATATTTCAAAACTGAAAGAAATTTATGGGGATAGACTAACAGTAGGGAAAAGAACACGGAAACACAGATACATTTTCTTTAATGCAAGGGGCAATAGAAAAAAAGAGCTTTTTGAAAAATTGAAATACAAGGTTGAGCCTTACCCGAAAACTTCAATAGATGCAGGGTCGTAGCAATTGCACACAACGGATCGGTAATAAAATTGCGTTGAGGTTACGAAATGAATTTTATTATCCGTGTTAGGCGTAGAACTTATTAGGATTTAATCACGAAATAAAAATTAATGGCGATGGCAGCAATAGATAAAATTTACGGAACCGAGGAGCAATATGCAGAATTAAAATTATGGCTTCAAAATAACAAGCCTTCTGCAATAAAATATCTTTACATGGAAGGCGGATGGATGAATAATGAAGAAAGACCGATTAGTAATTTTCCGACAAGAATAGATAAGTGGTTGCTTAAAAACTGTTCTATCAAATGGGTGCAAGAAAGGCTAAGAGAACAATACGGATTAAAACGCAATGAGATCACAGGCTAATTTTTATTTCGGTTTTGCGCCTAACGGACACAAATAAATACAGAAGCGGTATGAAAAAAGAAATACGTAAAATATTAAAGAAACTTCAAGATGGTAAGTTGGCTGTGTTTCAAGCGGAGCAGCAGCTTTTGGATTTATTTGCTGTTATAAACTGGGTGGCGTTCGACTTCTACAAACTTGAAACACGACCACCCAAATACGGGAGGTATCTGATATGCAGAAAAGATGGTAAAATTCATTGGGAAACTTGGAACGGGAATGGGTGGGCTTATAATCACAACGAAATTCGATACTGGGCGGAAATTAAGCCACCTTGTTTATAACGAATGGGGCTATGTTTTAGTTTTTGCCTTGCAGAAACTCCATTATTTGAATAAAACTTTATAAGGCAAAAATTAAATATAGCCCGTGTTATCGGCTTTTAATCTTTATTTATGAATTTAGAAGAAAAATCAATCGAATTTATCCGAAAAGTAGCAGAAAGTTACAAAGGACAACAATTATATGCAGGGAATAGCGGTGGAAAAGATAGTGCGGTACTTGATTACCTATTGCAAAAAAGTGGCATAGAATACAAAAGCTACTATACCAATACAACTATTGACCCAATCGGAACTATACGCCACATAAGAGAAAATTACCCGCACACCGAAATATTGCAACCAAAACTTACCTTTTACCAATTGGTTGAAAAGAAAGGATTGCCGACTCGATTAAATCGTTATTGCTGTGAAAGATTAAAAGAGTATGGAAGTGTTGGTAAAATAGTTTTTGAAGGAGTAAGAAGTGCCGAAAGTAGCAAAAGAAGTGGTAGAGACTACATACAATGCGACAACCGCAAATGGCAAAAAGGAAGCCAACACATATATCCATTGTACGAATGGACTGATGAAGATATTTTAAACTTTATTGCAGAAAAAAATATACAACTTGCGCCTGCATATAGTTTAGGATTAAAAAGACTTGGCTGTGTTGGTTGCCCATTGGTAAGCAGAAAAGGACACCGACAACACGAATTTGAACTATACCCAAAATATTACGAAGCTATTAAAAAAGCAATTCAAAAAGGTATGAATAATAACCCACAATGGAAACTTACTCAATTATCAAATTGTGATAGTCAAAAAGCAATGGATTGGTGGTTAAGTGGCAAAACAATGAATGAGTGGTTTGGCTCTCTTTAATTGCCGATAACTACCGGATAAGTTAACATCTTGTTAATTTATCCGCACAAAACAAGTGTATAGATAGAAAAAGACTTAACATATACAACATGAAAGACCAGACAAGACTACCAGAAGATTCCGATACAATAGTGGAGCTTATTGCTATTGTATGTGCATTCTTCATGGTTATGGGCGTGATTGCATTTATTGTGTCTATTGTATTACTTATTAAATATATTTTATGAAAAAGACAGAAGTAGCAATCAGATTAACATGGAGCAAGGTAATGGCATTTATTATCCTTGCTTGTAGTATGTTCCTTGACATAGCTATTGAAGGAAGGGCAAGCACCTTCTTTATGGCTGCGCCTCTTGCTGCCGGGCTTATTGCCGTACCATGCTTATGGTGTAGGTAAATATCACAGCCTTGGTAAGGAATACCCTATGCCTGACATCGTCCCGCCCACCAAAGAGCGGATGATAACTATAAAGAAGTTCTTAGAAGAGACTGTCCCAAACTTGACAGTCCATGTAGGATAAAAAAAGGCGGGATCAACCCGCCTTTTCTATAATCTCCTCTTTACGCTGTTTTAACCTCTGGATCGTGTAATCAATGATTGCACAGGCCGTGTGATTAGGTAGCGTCATGTGAATAGATACTATATCCTTCAAATCTTTACTAGGATAAAACCTTGTATACCCGCAGGTAATAGGTCTGGGAAGCTCATCTGAATCCGGATCGAAGTCCATATCAGGAGGGAAGAATAGAGGTTCCATAATAGGCCTCATATTGACATCCTCAGGAAGATTTTCCATAGATATGTCCACATCTACAGGCGATTTTAACAACCTCTTACCTAGCTCTTCCAGCATAGCTATTTGAGAATCAATATACTTGATCTCCTCAAACTGCTTGGAGGCCTTCTGTAGTTTAATCAGATTTGGATGCATATGCTATTTTTACAAATATAGTGATTATTAGGACTCCTGCTCATTCATAGCGCAGGGTACACAAGTCTTCAAACCATCATTGTCAGCATAGTTACATCCCTTAGACACAAGTGTCCCACATAGGGGACACTTGAATCTATAATAGGATATCCGGATGATGAACTTCATATCCTGAAGTTAGATATATGATCATATTCGGCTTTCAATACGGCCAGAGCCTGCTCAGCCTCGTACTCACTTATAGCCCAAGTCTGACGTTTCTCCCACACTTCAGAAGACTCTTCCTCTATTTTTGCCAACATCTTGTCTCTGATCACAGGAGAAGGGTAGTATCTGGTGATATTACCAGAAGGATCAATGTGCTTGATGACCATGAAACGATCAGTACCTATCTTCCTCTGATGGAGGTAATAATGGACTCTATCATGAGCCTCAGAACTGGATACACCTATATACACCATCTCATTATCCTTGTAGACCCTGTATTTCCGGCCTTTAGGGGTCTGATCCTTACGGTTCAGAAGTTTAATAAAGTCCATAGGTTCCTCCCTTGCATCGATCTTGGTCTCAATACGCATCAGATACTGATTGTACACTACTACCTCATCAGGTTTCAGGCAGCCTCCTCTATAGATGTCGATAAAATCGAGTTCTACCAACACCAGCCTGTGCTTCTCTTTGAAGTGGGTGAAGTAACGATTAGTTTTGGGGAGATGCCCCCATTCCTCCTTACCTGACTGGGTAATAACCTTTACTTTCTCCAATTCTTTCCTCATGGCTACATCAATAACCATCTCAGTGTCGAGCGAATACATAGTCCTATCCATGGCTACTCCTCCGATCTTTTTGATTCGTTAGGTAGCACCTCTTTGATGTACCCTGAAGCATCCAGTTCACAGAGAGTCTGAAACGGGAAAAGTTTCTTGGCCTCTCTGCGAAGAAGGTTCCAATGCTGGACATTAGTAGCCGCAGACATGTGCTTTTTTAGTTCCACAAGACTGTGGTTCACTTTCATAATAGCTTTACTCATGATAAAATAGTTTAAGTTAATACTGTAATCTTATCCCTACAAAGATAGGTAAATAAAAGATACGTACCAAATCTCTAGGTAATAATTGAACCGTATGCCGGAGACGATCCGGCACTAGCTCCAAGTACGGTTATTCTTCTCTGCGATCTTCAAGGAAGAATTTTGCATCCCTAAGATCATCCTTTCCGGCCTGCTCCTTAGCCATACAAGCCTGATACTTTTCCTTATCAATTAAGGCACGAATTGCATCATCCAGTATGTTATGAAGGACTTCAGGACGAAGGGCATCAACCTCCCACGATACCGGACCAAACTTTCTGATGTAGTCTTTAGCTCTGGGGTCTGTAACTTTGGCGGGGTTAGGGGGAGGGTTATACTCTCTTATCTGATTCTGTGTCAGAGCTAAAGCATGCAACTCAAACACATAATCCCCACGAAACTCTTCGATACGTTCTCTGATATCCCTGATCATATCCTGACCTGAGGGATCGAAGTCTCCTATATACAGGATAGTAGGCCATGCATTAGCAGAGGAGAATCTCACATGAGCATCATACATAGCAGTTACGCTAGAGTACCCCCTGTTCACTATGATAGGAATACCATAACTTCTGGTTACCCTGTTTAATACTCCTGAGAGTGCGTCCTTCTCCACCCACACTTCAATGTACACCGGTTGATCTTCCATCCTATCCACCCTGTATTGCCTGATACAGGAGTTAATCATGTCCTCAGGAGACTTCCATGAAGAAGGTACATCAGGTTTCCTTAGGCGGTCTTCAATCGCATCCCAGTCTACCACTCCGGCCATTCTTCCCTCTTTGAGTAGAGTGGATAATTTGCCGTACTCTTTGACATTGTTAGGGATGACATCATGAGAGACCAACTGATAATACAACTGACGAAGAGTCAATCGATACCCCTGATCCTGATACGAAACAATGATGTCGTTGATCATGTCAAGTCTTCTCAGATTGTCTTTCGATAATCTAATGTTTCTAAATGCTATTTTCATAACTATTGTATTGGTTTCTAGGCATATGCCTATTGAACCCGAAGAGGGAAACGATCCCTCTCCTGCTCCATAGTCGGGTTTTAATACAATATGTTTTCAATGTCCCTACGAACCACAGGATAACCCGCAATATCATCCGAGAATATCCTTGACTGATGAAAATTTCCATCAGGCATAACCTGATCCGGAGCGACCTCCCTTACCCTGTCCTCCTCATCATTATCCCAATCAACAAGGATGATCTGAGTGTCTGAATCGGTGATAATATGGGTGATTGAACCACATACCACCTCAATAAGAATTTTTCTCATAACTACTTAATTTATTGGTTATTAATCAATTCTCTCGGGATCGATATCAAACCACCTCCGAGCCGGTAGCCTGTTTTTAAACTTCTGCATAGCCTTGCGTTTGGCTTCGCCTGATGTCCGTGCCTTAACAAAGTAATCCACCGTCACATTCATGCCGATCTCTACCCTGTAAGACTTGATAGCTGATTTCTTCCTTTTACCTACCATAACTATTTGTATTTGTACCTACCTTCATAATCCTCATAAGAGAGGATAATACCTGCTACAAGCATCGTTAAGATACTTATAACTGTGAGAAGAGTCCACCACCATGTGGGGAGAGCGATCCATACACACACAAGTGTCGAAAGACAGGATATGTGCATTACAACATCCCAATAAGGGAAAGGCTTACCACCTTTGTATCGAGTTTTCATACGTGTACTGAGTGAATATAGTAATTTACCCACTCCTGACGTACTTTCAGGTACTCTCCGATTGTTCTGGCTACAGCCTCCATGAACATGGAAATGTAGCACATATCATCTTCAAGGAACCCTTCAACCTCGAAACCAGAGGTCTCCAGAGTCTTACGGAGAGCGTAGTCAATAGCCAGAAAACTGTTCTGACATATAGCACTCCCGCTAGCGTGTACAGTCTGGTCATCGATCTGTAAAGTGAAAGAGACCACCCCGTTACTTCGATACATCCGGAGGGTTACAGGATTAAATAACTTCCTGTTTCGTCCGGCAATGATGGCGCATTCAGCTACGAAGGATCGATCCTGACGATGCCTAATGCTGTCCATCCCTTTCTTAGGTTCAAAAGACGTGATTTTCATAACTACTTAGTTTTTAGTGATTTGTACTTACCTTCATAACCAAATTTGACAGCATGCTTTGCTAGCTGTGGCGGGATGTGCTGGCATTCCTGTAGCTCATCCCCCGTGTACAGTACCCCACCGAGGACTGTGAATAGCTTTCCCCGATAATAGAACTGTTTGTCAGGATACTCAGGCTCAGGATCATTAACTATCTGTGTACCAAGTTTTTGCTCGATCCACTGAAGAATGATCTTTAGCCTTGTGTAGTTGGGGAACCTTCTTCTGTGTAGCGGGAACAGGTTGTGATCATAAATGATCACATAAATGTACCGCCTCTTTCCACACTGACGACTGTAACGAGTCACCAGATGCTTACGTTTCCCCACCGAAACTGTAAACGTGTTTTTTAACCTCATTTCTACTGTATTAATTTGAACCGGATCAGGGAATCGAACCCTGATCTTGCTCCAAGCCGGTTATTTCACTAAAACGCATCCTGTCCTATAGGCGTCCAGAAACTCCACGTAGGTGTCGTCATAGTAGATCAGAGCAGAAAAAGCGGTTTCATCAGTGGAAAATCGTATGTCCTTTACCCTGATCTGCAGATCGTTACTATCCAACCACTGGTTGATGCTTTCCTCCAGTTCTATTGATCTGGTTGACACAAAAATCTTAACTTTCTTCATAACTACTTGGTTTTTAGCATTTAACTATTTTACCTCCAAAACTTCTGGCCTTCTTGATAGCCTCCCCCTTGGTGTACATGAGGGCTTTCCCTCCCATAGCCAGATAACCCTCTTCAGTCATCCTACCCTCAGAAATATTCTGCTTTGAGGTATTTCTGTCTGTAGGAAGTTGTACCCTATACAGTTGCTTTATCTCTGTAGTCTGCATCCTGAAGGTACCATACATTGCAAGATGCCACACATGAATTCCTTCCGATGAGTTTACAGGGAGTTTGTCATCTGCAATGTCATACTCTAAAGTAACAATTACTTTTTTCATAACTACTCTTGTTTTATGGTTATTAATCCTTTTCTTACCAGTACTTTACAGTACTGAATCCCAAACTGAACCAAGAAAGAGGCTCTGGTAGGATGTACTTCCATGTCACCGTCTTCCTTTACGATCATGGAATCATTAGATAATCTGGTCAGTCTCTGAGTCTCTCGCAGAGCCTCTTTAAGCAGTGGAATATCCTCCTTAGAGAAGGATAAAATTTCCGGTTCTTCTTTCTTACTCATACATAACTATTTGGTTTTTAATTGACTAAAGAATTAACATCGATCATCATTACCGGTTTATCACCGATATATGCCCATAGCTGTACACCACTAACGCCTTGATATTTAGCCTCATAGTGGAAATAACTTCGAAGTGCATGGCCTATGTGATAATAGACCTTCCTGCGATCCCATGCAGCCCCCATATGGGTGACCCTGAGACGATAGGTTACTGGAGTGTAAATCTCGTAAGACATAACTAATTGATTTTAATTGATTTGTGCCTATCAGGGGAATCGAACCCCTGATGCAACCATTTAGGCTACGATCTTTCACCTATCCAGATACTGATCTCATTGTGGTAAGAGACCTCAACAATAAACTCGGCTGAGTAGAGACCAAGAATCCCCTCAGCCTCAGCCTCCATGCGGAAAGCAGCATGGTAATCATTAGCCCTCTTACACCCCTCAAGGAGTTTATAGGCTACAATATCACCAGACGTGAGGATATTACCCTCAGCGTCAAGTATTTCGATGACTTTCCAGTCACCTAATTCCTGATCCCATATCCGGCCAGTATTTCTGATCTTGATATGATCAGCCACGTGAAATGAGATACCCCACTTCTCGCTCGCTCTTGCAAGTACTTGATCTTTAGTCACTGTACTAACAGATTAATCTCTCGCACTATTGCGATTGTACCGGAGGCTGGAGACGATCCAGCCCTAGCACCATGTCCGGTCATTGTAAATACTCTTCCTGCTCTTTAATGCGCTCAATCTCTGTTATTATGGCCTTGAAAGCCGTAGCAGGGATATTAATAGCCTTACCGCCCTGAGGATAGATTGTTACATCCATCACCGAGCCTTTGTTCAGGAAGCCGCCTGTATGGTTCTTTACAGGGGGTTTTACCTCTCTGAAGTACCATCTGATGACAACATCCTGTGCATCACCACTGTCGGTTGTAAACTCTACTGCATTCTTCATAACTACTTGAATTTAAGGTTTATACTTATTCATCATAGTATTCATAACCATGTTTTTCTAACAATTTTAGGCTTCTTGTTAACTAGTTGCCATTCTTCAAACCATTCTCCCCATTGACCTCTACGTGAACGGGTTACATACACTACACCATTTTTGCTCTCATTTAAGAGATTGCGCATAACTCTTTTTACATCTCTGTAAGTAGGATAGAAACAAGAGTTTTGTCCTACTTGTACCCAAGGTCTAAGCATTTTTGCCATAACTATCTGATTTTAATTGGTTTGAACCGGAAGAGGGAGTCGAACCCTCTTCATGCTCCTAGCCGGTAAGTTGTTGATTAATAAGCACTTTCTGACATCATTTGATTCTGTTCATAGGTAACAGATTCCCAGCTACCTTCCTCAGGATTAGTAAGATAGAAGAAATACTTCCTGAGTTGTTCTGCGATCTCATTTAACCGGTCATTATTTTCCCAGTCTGAGATTGTACAATCATTGCACACCCTGCCCAGCATGCCACCGCCAAGGTAGTTCTGATAGGCTGTCATCTTTTCACCCTGAAAACCAAGGGTATCCAAAGTGATCTCAATTCCACCGCCTCTGGACGATACTTTTTGCCTGAGGGTGATTTCTTCAAAATTAATGTTCTCGTTCATAACTATCTGATTTAGTGTTGGTTTGAACCCTGTCTGGGAAACGATCCCAGACTAGCTCCAAGCAGGGTTAAGTTGTAAGGTCTTCAAAATCAGTCTGTTGGGGGTCATAATACCCGCCATTGTGGTTACACGCATTATGTATGGTAACTTCCTCACCTACATTTAGATGCGCTGTCCTGACTGTTCTTTTGTGTGCCACGGCTAATGCTCTGGCCAATGTACGGACGGTTGTCAGATGGCTCAGGTTGTTTTGATCGATTATCAGCGAATAAACAACGGGAACTTCATTCCAACCGTTCACCGGTGAGCCACTCAAATTTACCTGAAATGTAACGACTTTCTTATTCATAACTACTTGAATTTAAGGTTAATAATTTGCGCTGAGGAAGGGACTCGAACCCTTCCTTGCACCATGCTCAGCCTAGAATCCTGATAGCCTCCATAACATCCTGTGTATCAGGCAGGGTGCCGTTGTTCAATCTGTCGATAACCACAATCAGGTTATCGGCATCTAGTTTGAATTGCACTACCATGCCTTTGTTCCATACCTGTCCGTGACGGCCTTGGCAATGGCCTCTCCATGTGTAAGTTCCGGCCTTCCGATCGATACTGAGTTTACCGATATGATTATGACCGATACCCCAGCCCCTGTGCCAGTCACTGCATCCCACTGTTGTTAACTTCTTTGCGCTCATAACTACTTGGTTTTAAATTGGTTATACAATCTATTACATTCATCACGATAATTCTGTTCCCTGATACGTTTAACAGCCTCATAGTGAGCTATTTCCGATGCTGTAGGTTTAACCTTAGCTTTGATCAGGATATTTAGCAATTTCTTCATAACTATCTGATTTTAATGGTTTTACCTTCTTTTACGTCCCATATGGCCTGCTGGTTATATTTTCGGCCTGCTTCAATCGCCTCATTTAAGTCTAAAATATTGGCAGACAGATCAATATAAACCTCACCATCATTTACCCATGCCCCTAAATATACCCCTGTTTGGAGAATACCCGCATTTGATTTGCACACTGTCAGGATATCTCCCTGAGTCAGTTCGTTAACCGGTTTGTTCATACAACCGTGAAAACCTACCATGTAACCAGCCTGTGGCCTCCTTCCGGCTATATTCAGGCTGCATCCATTATCCCTTTGGATTGTGTTAAACACATTTATAGCCAAGGAGTTAACGGCCAGTTGATTCATAAATGAATAACGTCTCATAACTAATTGATTTTTAATGATTTGCACCCTGCACCGGACTCGAACCGGTGCCAGCACCATGCAGGGTTAACTATTTGAATATCAGTGTGGTACCAACCACATACGCCTCGCTGTAGGCATTTTCAACCAGTATTGACCGGCCGTTACTCAAAAGTACTTCATGATCACCATTGTGACCTGTAACTGTCACTGTTTCAGTGTGTTTGCAGGCTACTATAGCAACCAGCAAACAGATAAGGATCAATTGCTTCATAACTAACTGATTTCTAGGATTAACTGAAAATTAGTCTTCTTAATTCTACGCCATATCACCCATGTTGCTGACTGCATTATCAGCGGGTTTACGTTAACTTTTGCTGCAGCATGCCGGTAACAGTCACTGAAGAATTTATACTGCTTTGCAGTCATTGCATACTCCCTGTCTCCTATATTGCGGCCTAAAGCTATCGCCAGTGCATGCCGGTCAATTGTCAGGCTAATGGCCTTGTCAGGGTACCTGATATTGAGGTAAAAGCTAGATATTTTTGCACCCTTTAGAATCTTAAGTATTTCTTTTTCAGTACCTTGCGAGGCCAGTATCTGCCTGCCTTTGCTTTTAAATGACTCCATATGACCGCAATTACCTGTATACCAGAAGTCTGCAGCCAGTTTCTTATTCTGCTCCCATGTTTTTAAGGGACTGAAGCATGCAATTAACCCGCAAAACTTATTTACTTCTAACTCATTGGCAGTAAAGGTTTTAGCAAAGGTTAACGCCTCATTGTACCAGTCATACCTGTCGGCATCGCTGGTTAAGTTCCAGATTTTCAGGATGTTATTAACAGCCTTTGTTCTGGTTAACTGTTTGGTTTTGAATACCTGTTTCATTTTTGCTGGTTTTAAAGTTTGTAGCATGGGCAGGAATCGAACCTGCCCCAGTACCATACATGCTGATAATCAATTACTTCCTGTGGCCTTTCAGGTTTGCATAAACAGGCTTATTTTCACCAGTTTTAACCGATTTTTTAACCTGTTTCTTGGCATATCCATGAAAACCTTTGTCAATCAGGTTGTTCACCTGTACCGGATTGTTAACTTTCCTTGTCATAACTATCTGAGTTTTAGTGAATAATTGTGGCCAGTCCTCAATCGAATGAGCACAGCTAAACTGCACTGGCCTGTAGTTATGCGGCTAACACGTTGAAACCAAACGGTTTGCAAGTCTCAAAGCTACTTTTTTTATCTCCGGAACCTTGTAACCTCAGCTAGTTTGCCTTGGAGTTGACTGTCAGACAATTAAGCCTTTTTAGAACCGCTTCACAGCGGGATAACAGCCAGTTTTAAACCAGATCGCACCTATTTAATCGCGTGTCCGCCTGTCAGCATGTCAAAGAACTGACACAAATATACGGCACCGAAAATGGCAATGTCAAACCTGATTATCAGCGAGTTACAAAGGTTTTGAGCTCAATTTGAGCCGAATTCTGCGCGGTTAATCGAGTGACAGTCAGCGAGTTAGACGCAATTTCACGCCTAAACAACTAGGTTTGCAAAAATGTAAATGTTAAAAAATGTTAAAAATAATGTGGGTGCTGCGAAACTGGCTGCAAATCAATGAGTTGTCAGGTCAAAAATTTTTCAAAATATTTCGATGCAGGTTAACAAACTAGGTGCGAAATAGGCCGAAATTAGCCTGCAGATATGTTAACGAAAACCCTAGTTATATAACTAAAAAGTTCGTTGATAGCAACTACCTGAGTGACTGTATGTTATGTGCGAATTTGTGCGCTATTTATATGTATTTCAATATAATATTTTCCTATCTGCATGCATCAGTGCTGATGAGCTAATATATTAAATATCAATCAGTTAACAATATTGACCGATAACACACATTATGTTAAATAGAATTGTATCGAATTGAATATCAATGAATTAAGTGGCGGGAGCGGGTGAAGCAAGCCGAGCGAAATCAAATCGAGTTTCCTTTCCCAGACCCCCACCCCCTCACACACCCCAATAGTCCACCGCGTATGGAAACTTCGTTTCCCGGGCGGTACCCCTTATTTCCTCTCCTATACACCCCCATGAGGAAAATATACCTCATACCCCACCCCCTTTCATATGAAGAGACTAGTATCATAGAGAAATATTCTATAAACCTTATACAGGTCTATAAAGTACCTGTACACCCCACAGATAGAAATATCAAATTTACCTCATCACGCTTCGCGTGATACCGGCCATTTAAAAGATCACACCTCCCGGGAGAGTACCATACCAGAAATGTGAGAAAGTGTCTTAAATCGCCTTATTTTAAGTCGTCTTAACGAATGTCTTAGTTATATAACTAAAGTCTTAGTTATAGTAACCTGCTGATAACCAGATATATACAAAGGAAAAGGGGGCCGGGAAGCCCCCAAAATACCCCGGCCATACCAATTAACCTGAAAAGAGACGAAAAAGATTCCGAAAACCGGGGATGATTAACCTAAACCTCCCCAAAGATAACTAAAAAGACCCAACCTGCAACAAATCCCGGGAAAATTTTGCATATTTGCAACAAATCCCCACATAATTTTGCACATGAAGAAGATCCAGTACATCATAATCCACAAAAATACAACCCCCAAAACAGCCGAAATCACCAAATCAATACAGGAAACCACCCGGCATACCCCCAAAACCAGCCCGTGGACCCTGTATAGAACCCTGCAACGTGATAAGTTCTTCCAAAATGAATATGTAGAGATATATAGAGTGGAGAGATAGAAAAACATCTTTTACATACTGTCATAAAAGGGAAACCCCCGGGTTTGTTTTCCGGAGGTCTCTGGCAATGAAAGAAAGGAGGGCTGGGAAAAATCAAAGTTTTAAAACATACTTCATCAATAGATGACCCGCGTAAGCAACTGTCGCGATACCGGCTACCCAAAGCTCACCCACTACATTGATCTGCTCAGCAGCTGTAGCGAATAGTAAAAGCAGAAGAACCAGAACTGCAAAATCTACTATGACCTGACGTTTTTTCATCGTATGAGTTGTTAAACGTTACAAAGGTAATAATAAAAATGATTCCACCAAACAAATCAGAGAAAATTATTCATCAAAAGGATACAAAATATAACAATAAACCCAGAAGGGGATCGTAGTAGTCTGTACGGTATGATAAACCGTGCCCGGGTTAGGAATAGGAGTAGCATACCACGAACCATTAGAGCCAATCGTTATTTGATCAATCCATGATGAAGCAGCTGCGCAGTAAGGACAGGGGTAAGAATCCACCAAAAACATATCCACGATCTGATCAGAAAGATCATAATACTTGAAATAACCGCAGGAAGAACAACTAGTCATATGTACTTCCACCTGTTCTCCCTCGCAGAATTCAGTCCCCGAAGTCCCCGGAGGTAGAGTTCTACATGCCCAACAATCACTTCCCACAGGAGGATCATCAGGAGCCGATACATAATTCGATGAAGAAGCACCCATCAGGGCTATCATCACCAACATTCCGAAAAAATAAAATCATTCTGTTTTTCATAACTAATTGAATTTGAAGTTAATAATAAAATAGAGAAATAGTATTATGTTGTTATCTCTTTCCTTTTTTAGGTTTTATGCAGGTCAACCAAGATGTTCCTGTAAAAATCATGAACGATTTTTTATCTGCATGATGTTCAACGATTCCTGTCATGCCGAAATATGGACTTGTTCTGTCATCGTGGGTATAGATGCTTCCTTCAGGTGGTAACTCTATTTTTCTTTTAAAACACATATCTCTTTCCTTTAAGGGTTATTAAAGCCTCCATTGGGATACCACTTGTTCGTGTCTGATGTATCTTCTTTCTCCTCTTCCTGCAAGGCAGGGTTAAGTTTCATCTGTTCACGCATCCACATTGCGCCCATAGTGAAATACTCGGGAGCAACATTCCCAAGAAATCGCTTGTCGCACTCTTTTTTTATCTCCTCATCTGTCGGGAGGGATGGGGAGGCAATCTCCCTGTATTTCTTCAATGCCTGACAGAATGCCCAGTGTTCACGTTGTAAGTCCTTGTCATTAAGACAGGTTTCTATCATTCTTTCAAGATAATTTACGTAATCTCCTGTCATCTCCCCGCCTTTGTCTGGGAACAATGACGTTCCTGCAAATTTTGAAAATCTGTCTTCTGGCTCCTCCCATTTGTCTCTGGAGGAGAAGGAAGGGTAGTTGTTACCACAGCACCTACAATGTAATTCTTTTTTGCCTGTGTCTCCACACTGAGGGCATTCGAGTTTCATCTCCCCCCCTTGCGGCTTCTGGGAGGCGATTTGAGCATCATCTCCTAAGTAATGCAAGCACGCTGCTCTTACCATCTCTTTATCGGGATGCCGAAGCATATACGGATGCAAGTCTTTAATTGAGTTAAAAGAATGGATATTATCGCCAAACTGCTCTTTGATCTTCTGGGAGGCGTGTTCTTCCATTGCTGCGAGTGCCTCTGATGCTCTTACAATAGCTTTTGGGTTGCCGATATCTGAACCGTAATTCTTGGAGTGTTTACCCAAGATTTCTTTCGCGGTCATCGGCTTCTCAACCTCGGATGAGGGGGAGAGGGATGACATTAATTCTTTTGCTCTCCTTTTAACCCATGTCGGTTCTCCGTTGATATCATCCATTCTTGAGCAATCACTTAAAAATGCCATTAACTTGTTTTTCATGTCTCTGTTTTTAGAAGTTCAAAATGACAATCATGTGTCACACAATGAGGAAATCCGTACTCCTCGTGGTTGTCACACATGTACTTATATCTGTGAAACTCACACTGCTCACATCCCGGTTCAGTCACAGGATCAATCACTACTTTATACGTCTCTTTTCCCAGCCTAACATTTTCCATACTTAAACAATTAATAACGCAAATTTACTATTCATATCTGACAATACCAAATAAAAATGCCGGAAATTTCTCTCTGGCATAACAATTTCAGAAAAATATAATTACTCCAGCTTAGGTGGATTATAAGGTGAGGCATTCTTGAACCCGTCTCTAATCTCTGGTATCCAGTGCTGATACATTGAAGAGCCTGTCAAGGTAGTAGTAAAATCATCAACGCAATATATCAGAGCGTCTGTGTGAGGGGATATATCATCCGCGGCCGCCTGTGTGAAGGCAAGCACAATTAAACCCTCAGATACCGGGTATACAACCTCAGCATCATAACTCTGAACGCCAGTGAGTATTACCTCGAACTGGATGGCCGTTGCGTCAGCCTGAACGAATGACGGTGCCTGAATGCAGGTAGTAAAAGACTCCTGATCAGGCGGTGAAACCCCCCTAGCCAATGGCGTAGCCAAAGTCACAAGGAGCATGATCGAAAACAGAACTGTGATTTTTTTCATGTCTCTGTGTGTTTAAATGGTTAAAAATCTCGACTGCAATATAGTAAATAATTAATTTCCAAACAAATTTTTGGGCCGGGGAGTGGGAAGGATCTCAACCCTTCCCACGCCAGCCACTGGTGAACTCCGAACAGCTACGGACGGAATGTTTTCCCCCCGGAACTCCCAAGGGCTCTACAGGGGGACATCTTTCAGGTCGGTGAAAGATGGAGGTATTTTAAAGAACTTATATCAAATTAGACACTACAAATATAGTGATTATTTGATTCACCAAATAAAAATAAATTATTTTTCAAGTTTACCCATTACTCCGCGATCAATCCTCTCCTTCACCCGGGCATTAAGCCATAGCAAGGCCTCTTCCATCTTGGTAATAGCAAGTGCACCTTCTCTTGATGGAAACGCATTATTGAGCTTCTTGTGCCTGTCAATAAGGGCAATAAGCAACTGCTCACTCTGAAGACCCGGTGTCATCGATCCGTCACTTTCCTTCTTCACAAATTGAATCCTCTGGAAAGAATTGTGATAACCGGTCTCGCCATTGTTGAACCCGGTACAGTTCTGAAAGTGATACTCATGAGCACCGCCATACTCATCACCGCCCCTTGCTGCAATAGTGATCTTATTGCTGGGAAACACAGGGGACTGAAGTTTTGCGTCAAGAGGAAACGGCTCTCCCTCTGTCAGCAACAGCTCATGATAAGCCTCTTCGAATACCTCTTTCGGGCTCCACGACTCATACCCATCAGGGTAAATAACACGATAACCTTCGCGGCCATCTTTAACAGCAGGCTCTGCCTGAATTGTTTTTGTTCCAATGTACTTTTTCATAATCACTTAATTTTTAAATAGTTAAAACGGACAATCGTTATCTTGCTTTGAAGAATTGACACTATAGTTCATAATCTGGATATTATCGTAAGAATAGCCCCTAGAGGAGTCTATCCTGTCTATAGACATCCCGGTCTTATGACGAGCTTTAAGCTCCATGTAACCGGTCTCCTGACAAAACTGGGTAAACTCCTCTATAGTCAAGGTAAACTCTTTCCTACGCCTCCTAGCATTATTCCTGAGAGCATTGAATGTATATGTGATAGGAATTCGTTCCTTGTCAATCCTAGAACGACACTTATAACAGTATTTACCTTTACTAGGAGCTCGATCATTACGACACCATTTGGTAATACATTTCTGCTTATTCTTTTTGGTCATGTCAGAAATTATCCTTACATTTGCCACGGTTAGGTTCATCAAATCCATCTGTTCGCGCTGGTAACGAGGAGGGGGCTTCAAAGCCCCCTCTGAGTTTTTACTTACTTCTTCTTACTCTTTTTCGGAGTTTTCTCTACCGGAGGTACTTCATCTACCAGAGGAGCCTGACTAGCGGACGCATCAGCTATAGGGTCTTCAGCAGGGGCCATTCCTACCTGAGGAGCCTCAGAGCCCTCTGTTGCAGGAGCTCCCTGAGCAGCACCCTCAATTACTGTACCATTGGGAGGTACAGGTTCCCCACCATTAAGAGCTTCAGCAACCCTGACAGCTTCATCCAGATCGGTTTCAGGAGACTCACCAAGTTCTGATGCTGCAGGCTCTTTCGAAGCTATTAACCCCCATACTGCATTATCTGTATCCAGAGTAACTCCCACACAACCCGTGAACCACACCGCAAACCTTTTACGACCCTCTTCAGAGAGCTGGATAGCTGAGGTTATGAAAGGAGAAGTCTTGTGCTTCCAGCTGAACTGCTGATCATATTTCCATCCCTGTTCAAGATGTGTGGGAAGATAGATCGCATCGTATAGATGACCCAAGCTATTACTAATCGTATCTGAAAATATTAGCTTGTCAGTTAATTCCAAAAGAGCTTTTTGCTCATCGAATGAGAGGTCCTCCCATACAGGGAGTTTGAAGTTGTTACCCATGATGTCGTCATACTTACATAGAGTCTCATGAGCCATGATGGTAGCTATCTGTACCATTGAAATCAGATCCTTTTTCATTTTTACAGTTTTTATGATGAGTGAATAGATTACTCTACAGGGGTTTCTGTAGGCATCTCAGGAGTTGTCTCTACAGGTACTTTGATATCCTTTATTCCGGGAAGCTCCTCTCTCTTAAGCCTGTCATCTTCCTTCTCCAGCCATTTCATGGCTAGTAGTACATGAGTCATGGCAGAGTGATTAAGAGCATCGAACACATCTTTCTCCGAATAAACAGGATCACCTGCAGCAGAATTGAAGTAGTCATGTACAAATGACTCTAACTCGTAGTAAAGCTGAAGGATCTGATCTTTGTATCCATTCTGATGAAAATACTTGGCCTTGATAACCTTAAACTTGGGAACAGTTTTATCCGGCATAGCTGAAGACAGGTCATCTATATACTCCATAATCAGTAGAGCCTTCTCAAGCTCTCCTATGGATGAAGAGATATACAGACTATGTTTGGTAACATCCAAATAGTCTAATTCTCTTTGGAGTGTTAAGAAAGTCTCATGAAAGGTTTGTGCATTTCTGTACAGATTTCCTTTCTCCGGATTACTGAGAGTAGCCATGAAAGCTTTATCATGATACTGTTTATTGTAGTCACCCAGTTTACTGGAGACAATCTTCAGATTGGAGGTATGTACCTCAATAGCTTCCGAGTTAATGTTCACTGATTTCAAGAATGGAAGAATCATTCCTACAGTGCTCTTTCTGATTAAGAAGTTTTTTACGTTCATATATTCATTATATTTTTATGCAAATGTAAATTGAATATTTTGATATTCCAAATGTTTTTTCTTTTCTCTTTCACTAATTCTATAGGATGAGTTATATTATAGTTTACATATATAAGTTATAAAATACTTTAGTATTTTATTCCTTATAGGCGCGCGCGTAAGCGCGTACACGCGCGCGATTATATATTGTATATTGGGTAGTAGCGTCCCTTGGGCCATTGGTCGTCAGGGTTGGAATTTTCCCGAAACATAAGCGGAACGCTTACATAACATAAGCGAAACGCTTATGTTACATTTATACTGATAATCAATTACTTACTATTTTCATTATGTCGATGTAAGCTAAACGCTTACATAATGTAAGCGAAACGCTTATGTACATAAGCTAAACGCTTACATTGACATAAGCGAAACGCTTATGTTCCATATGTATTGATAATCAATCAATTATATGTAACAAAATAAAAATGTAAGCGAATCGCTTACATTTACATAAGCGAATCGCTTATGTAATGAAATTTGTATTATATTTGTCCCGTAAAACTTATGTTATGAAGAAGAGTGTTACTTTTTATCTGGAGCAGGAGATCTTAGACGAACTCCTTATTATCGCCATCCAAAGAGGTACTACTCCCTCACAGGTTATCAGGGAGGCTGTAAGAACTATGGTGAAGTCTCAGACCAAACCTGATCCGATTGTATCCCTCAAATCTGATCCTATCTCCATACCGGGATCGGTGTTGACCGAGGGGGATATGTACAAACATCGCCAATTCTTCAAGGAGAAGGGTATCAACATAGCTGATGTCCTCAGGGCTCACAGAAGTAAATCTCGTGGTAGGCCTTACGACACTTCTATGGAACCTTACTTCATTTATCTGACATGAGTAAAAATAGTCAGGGGCGTAAGACCGGTCTAGATGCCGAGAAAGGCATGCTTGATGATTTGAACGTTATAGTCGATTTTGTTGTGGGTAATCAAAAATCAGAAGCTGTTGACATCAACAGTGAGACTCTAGCAGAGGCCTTAGCTTTTCTGGAGATTTACCCAAAGAACTGGGAGGCTCAGGCCGCTGCTATGAGGCAATTAAGGGTGTTAGATAAGATGGTAAAGGATCTGATTGAGAAGGTTAGAATACTGCAGAAACGACAAGAATTGCGTATAAAGAAATAATGATTACCTTTGCGTTATGGATAAGGATTGTGTTATAGTACAAATCAATAAGGACCTTCTTACAATAGGTCCGGGTCCTGTGGCTTTTCCTCCTGAGGTCTTTGTTGAGGATACAACTGTAAGCGAATTTGGTGATCTGCCTAAGGGTGTGTATAAGTATAATGTCACCTCAGTGGGTGTTAATGGAGAGAGCTCTTCTTGTCAAGATATTATTGTTTACGCGCGATACGAGGATAATGCTATTGTCCTCCGATGGAAACCTATCCCATTTATTAATGAGTACAGAGTTTACAGATCAAGTCAGGAAGGTCCTGATGGTTATTTTACTGTCTTCTCTATGGATGGTTATTTCTGTGATGATGGAAGAGGGGTGCTGAATCAGGCCTCTATGTTGCCTCCTGCGCGAACCAAGGAGGTAAATTATCCCAGAAGTATCCACCGAGCAGCAGTTAAAGGGATTACCTCAGAGTATTTAGGGGGTATGGATATGGGACCTAATATGGCCTATGTCTATATCGAATTACATTCTGGGGAGATTATCTCTATTAACATAGGTAAGGTAGTGAATCAACCATGGATATCTACTTACCAAGGTCTGTTGAGAGCTGTCAGAACTTTAGAAAAGTGGGTTGATGGCAACTACGAAGGCGCGTGAGAAGTATTTAAACTATCTCTACAAACAATATCAGAAAGGCCTGATAGGGCAGGATAAGCTTGAAGAGCTTAGACGGGAGGGTTATATCAAAGATGATGAACCTAAGGATGATCCAATCTCTCCAGAATTAAAACGAAGGGTACGTGAATTATCTTGGGACCAGTCCATGGACCCATTCTTGTCTTATGATACTACACATTTCAAGTATAAACAGGAGATACGTAAAGATGATTGGTTGCCTGTAAGTGTTACCAGTCATGAGCAAGATTTTATAGACTGGATCAATTCTATGACTTATGGCTTCTTTCCTCACAGGATAGACTATAAGAAGTTCATTATGTATAAGGTTCAGGCTTATAGATGGTTACTGGATGATGACAACATAACAAGTTATCATACTGACGAGAGCCGCAGGGACTTTGTAAAGAGAGAGTATGACCGGTGTGCAGAGAATAGTCTTTATTTTGTGGATCGTTATGGGGAACTGAAAGAAGGTGATATCTCTTCAGGGTATGTGAAATATACGGCCAGAGAGCATCATGCTGTTATCTGTTATCTGTTTGATTGTGGTTACAATGTGATAGGTGGTAAAGGGAGGCAGATAGGATTTACTTCTATTATGGGGTTGTTGGCTGTTAAAAAGTTGATATTCCAATCCAATTACTATATAAAGTTTGTGACAGAGGATAAAGAGACTGGTATAGAGATATTTACAGATAAGATTAAGTACCCATTCGGAGCTCTCCCCAGATGGATGCGCCCCAAGGTTAAGAGTGATAGTGGTACCCGGTTCTGGCTTTCTGACAAGATTCGTAAGGGGGAGAAAGGTTACCCCAATTCAAGGATTGATGTTATAGCCCCTAAGAATACTGCAATAAACGGAGGATCTCCTCAGCTGGTTCTTATAGACGAGATTGGTAACATAGGTATTCTTGGAGCTATGCTAAATGAAGGCCGTCCTACCATGTTTTGGAATAACCCTAAGACAGGTAAATTTGAGTTGAAGCGTCAGGTATGGATGTGGGGAACTGGAGGTAAGATGGAGAAAGGTGGGGGAGAGTATGAGAAAGAGTGGTACAGGATCTTAGGTTTGTGGGAAGCTAAGTCTAACCATAGTGGTTTTGTTCCTCTGTTCTTTAGTTGGCATTGTCGATTTGATGTTACAGAGTATGAGAAGGAGAAATCATGGTATTATGGAGCACGAGCTCAGAAAGAAGATATAGATCTAGAGACATCCAAGACACAATTTCACCAGCACTACCCATCTACATTTAATGATATGTTCCTTAAGACTGCCAGTACTTTGGTATCTCGGGAAATCATTGAAAGCGGTATAGACAGGTGTAGGAAGGTACCTGCCGATCTTCGTCCTGTATATGGCTACTTTGAGCCTGTATTTGATGAGAGTGATCCAATGCCTCCGGAGAGCGATGTACCTTACAGGATAATAGGTGCTAGGTTTGTGCCTGTATCTGATGAGGATATTAAGAAAGCCTCTGTTATCATATTTCAGCGTCCGGAACCCGGATGGCGACACAGATATTGGAAAGGTAGTGACCCAATAGCTACAGAGACAGGGCATTCTAAGTTTGCTTCAGTAATCTGGGATGATCTATACAAGACTATATCGGCTCTAGTCTTTTACCGCGTACAGCATGATCATAAGTATACTTTTCTACAGGTACTATTGTTGGGGCTGTATTATGGTATGTCTTCTGACGGATCTGTGGATATAAAGGAGTTGGTAGAGGCAAACATCGGTACCAACTATATAGACTACACGGAGACCAAAGGATATTTTCATACTCTCGTTTTCAACTCTCAACTTCCTACTAAGGTTGCGGGAGGTACCCGGCTTATAGGTATTGACAACAAGGGTACGAGGGCTGATGCTATTATCGATTACATGACGGAGGTGATAAGAGCTTACCATGATAGGTTTTATATATCTCTGATATTCGAACAGTTACATACTTTTGTACAGAAGAAGACAACTTCTGGTAAGGAGGTATGGGGGGTGGTCAATAAGACCATGCACTATGATGACGTGTTGTACGCCTTGGTTTATGCATACATATGCCGGTTATCTCACATGCATCTTTCTCCAACAAGGGAGGTGGCTTCTACCACGAGGTTTAAGGTTAGATATAAATTAGTTAGGAACGCTGCCAATGAGGTAGTAAGAGTTCCTGTCAAAGTACCTATATATGAGACTGTTACAGGTGCATCGCCATTAAATATTGATATATATGAAAATACGTCTGTTTGATCCTACCGTGGTTGCTCCTGAGGAGTATCGTCATAAGTATCCGGAGATAGATAGAATTCCGGAATTCAATGATTTGTCTGCTAGGGCTCTAGTTTTTATATGGTGGTATGCTAACCCTACTTCTCCTCTTGTGTTATCGATCATAGATGATTATGAGCGGGTTGAGGCTGCTATGAAGATATCAAAATTTAATCCCGGTAAGGGGGAAAAGGAAAAAATATTATCTTTGCAATTTGAGAACAATATGGCAATAGCCATAGATAAGATGTCTCAATTTGACCCCGGTATCCGCTACAAGGGATATAAAATGATAAAAACATTATTTGAGCAGTACGAGGGGATCATTGCAAAGGGTACTGACGCTTTCAAGGTTGTTGAGGGTAAAGGAGATAATCAGGTATCTTATATTGACTATAAGAAATTTGTAGATACAAGCTCTAAGGTAGTTGAGGTTATGCCAGATCTTATTCAGAAGTTAGAGGAAGGTTTTGGGGTAATTGAAGCTAAGGATGAGGATGAGGATGATGGTTCTGGCGGTGTTCTTAGGGATTGGCACCGTAGTCGTAGTGATGAATAATAAAATACTTTGATATGATACAGTTACTTACAAGCCCGGCAGAGAGACCTAATAGGATCGAGACTCCGGAAGTGTTAAAGGGTGAAGAATATCACCTGAGGTATGCTAGGTGGGCCGTATGGACTGGTTCCTCCACGAAACATTCTAAATATGTTAATGATTATGACACTAACTTGAAGTTTTATAAAGACGATCAGTGGTGTATGGATGAGGATCTGGATGCTTTCTTCAAGGATGAGGCGGGTAATGATCGTAACCGATTAAAGGTTACCCGTAATTACGTTCAACCTATGGTGGAGCAGTATAGAGGTAACGCAGAGCGTATGACTTTTGATATGAAGGCTATCAATATATCCCCATTAGCCAAAAGCCGAAGAGATAAGGCCTTAGCCAGAGCTTTGTCTTATAATCATATAGCTAGGACTTTACCGGGTTACGAGTCTCATCTTCAGGAGAGCAATGTCCCAATAGGTAATGACACTCAGGTTACTGATGTTTTTAATAATCTATATGTCGATAATTACACCATAGCACTTAACAGAATCCTTAAGCATGGTAAGGACGTTAATAGGTTTGATGAAGCTAAATCATTATACGCTAGGGACTTAGCCTTAGCTGGTGTAGCTATAGCTAAACCTTATCCTCATGGTGGTGAGTGGATGTTTAAGAGGGTCTCTCCAGATCGATTCGGGTGGGATCGTAATGCTCAGGACCCCACTTTGAGGGATGCTGAATATTTCTTTGAACAGGACATTATTCCTACTCCTTCTATATTCGAACTTTATCAACATATACCTCACAATGTAAGGAAGGCTATTGAACAGCAGGCTACTTCTGTTGTAGGATCTACGGCTTCTATAGGTAATAAGTTTTTCTCTTTAGGTAGGACCCCGGTTTATACATCTGTATGGAAAGATATCATATACGAGAAGTATGGGTATGTGATGGATGAGTACGGCCAGAGGATATTGGTAAGAATCGATTATATTGAACCTAATCAGACTGAGCCCAAGTATAAAGAGAAGGATCTTATACCTCTAGAGAAGCTTACTGAATATCAGAAGAAAGTATTGAAAGGAGGTAATACGGCTTATCTTTATGTAGATCATTGGAGGTATTGTACATTCATCCCGGGAGAAGTTATACCGGTTAAAGACGCTAGGGGGCGTATCATGGATGTGGCTTTGGACTATGGCGTTATTCCTTATCAGGAGCCTGATCTTTATAAGCCTACTAATATGGTGCCACCGTATAAAGTGGGGATATGGTCGTATATTGACGGAGAGGTTTTGTCTCCTGTGTCTGTGGTCATTAACCCTCAAAGGATGATAAACCGGTTTCTCTCTGTTATGGAGAATCATATAAACAATTCGGGGGGTTCTGGTGTGGTTTATGATAAGGACCTGACAGGAACCTCGCAGGAGGACGATATAAAAGCTGCTGTAAGTAGGGGCGAGGCTATAGGAGTGCATGCTAAGGGTAGGGGGGTAAACAATGTATTTGGTAGGTACGACAGTACTGTGAAGGAATCTATAGTGGCTTTTTCATCTTTGATTGAGAATTTTAAGTTAGGGATAGAACAGGTCACTGGGGTGAATGAGGGGGTTAAAGGGGAAACCAATAATCCTGATCAGTTGGTTGGGGTTATGCAGCTTATGATTCAACGCGGATTAATCATACAGGAACCATTCTATAAAGCTTTATCTGATCTTTATCAGGGATGTTATCAGAGCATAGCCTCTTCGGGTAGGAGGTATTATATCGATAATGAGGTAGAACTTATGGATATAGTGGGAGAGGATATGTCTTCAGTTATAAAGTTGTCTAAGGATATGCGTAATGAATCTATGCGCGTTACGGTTGTTCGTAATATGGATAGAGACAATGAGCGTGTGATGGTTGACAGTAATGTGATGACATGGCTTCAGTTTGGTCTTGTGGATCAGGAGCTTGCTAGTAAACTTGTTGGTCGGGCTACCATGGAAGAAGCTTTATTCCATATGAGAGACTTCCAGAAGCAACTGGCAGTACTTAAGCGTAAACAGCAGCAGGCTGCTGGGCAGGTCGCTCAACAGCAGGCTAACGCTACTGAGCAGGCTGGAAGGGTTGCCTACGGAGAAAAATTACGAGAGGAAATGAGGGAAGACTTTAATAGAGCCGCTGATAGGGGGGTACAATTAGCCTCTACTACTTCAGCGCAATAAACTTTTTTGTAAAAAGCAACAATATTTTGCTTGTATAATGCAGAATAATAAGTATTTTTGTCATTGATAATAAGTAGGTTATATAAAAAATTACCTAAAAAATTAAGTAACCAATTAAAGTAATTAGCTATGCAAAATCAAGCACCAAGGACTGCAAGTCCATCAGACATGATTAATGCTACGCAGGGGATAGTACCTGCGAGTAAGGCTCCGGCTGCTCCGGCTGCTCCGGCTGCTCCGGCTGCTCCGGCCAATCCACCTAATCCTCCGGCTAATCCTCCGGCTAATCCTCCGACCCCTCCGGCTAATCCAGCTAATCCAACTCCCGTGGTGGTTACAACTCCTTTTGGTTCAGATACTTTTGGTGTTCCCGGTGGTCCAACGGCTCCTGTGAAGTTAGCTTCATTTGCTGATGTTCAGGCTTATGCCAAAGATGTTGCGGGAGTTGAGTTGAAGGATGTAACTGATCTTGCTCCGGTATTACAGGAGTGGGTATCATTGAAGAGAACCAGTCAGGAGATACCTGTTATACAACAGAAGCTACAAGGGTATGAGAATGTATTCAAGAATCTTCCTGATGACGTATCCCTTATAGTTACAGCGGCTATTCAGGGACAGGACTACATGCCTATAGTCAACAAACTCAGCCAGAAGGCTTCTTTAGATCTGGATAAGACTTTTGAGTCACACGATCCTATCCGTTTGGTAAATCACTATACAGGAAACAGTTATACAAGAGAGTCTTTCGAGGCTCTGGAGGGTAATGTTAAAAATGCTCTTATAGATTCTGCTAAGATCAAATACTCTGCAGATAAGGACGACTATGTCAGGACAATAAATAATGCTAAGGCTACCAGCCAAGCTAAGAGTGCTGCCTTTACATCGTCAATTGAAACGTCCATCGCTAATATGGTTACAGCTAATCCTAATATGGATAAGGCTGTCGTAGACAGGGTGAGACAGATCATGACCATGGGTTTCGCGGATGCTCTGTTTAGTTCGGACAAGTCAGGTTATCTGCCTGAGGCTGCTGAAAAGATCGCTATGATGGAGTTCGGTAAGCAGGCTATTCAGGTCCAGAGGAAGACCATAGGAGAACTCGTAGCTAAGGCTCAGAATGCTGGAGCTACAGCTGCTACAGAGCAGATATTCTTTAGAAGTGATAAACCCGGAATGCCTTCTGGGGGACCTGTAGATCCTAACATGGTTGCTACGGTCGTTAAGCAGGCTACTGGATTTTTGAATGCACGATAGTTATTAACTTTTTTAATTTTTTAGGTAATGCCCGATCCTTTTAACACACAGAATGCATACGTAGCAGTGCCGTCACCGGTACAGCCTACGAATGTACAGAGCCCCGCGCCTTGGAATCTTAATGCCGATGGCTCTGAGTATGCTGCAGCGTATGGTTATGATACTACTTCGCTGATTAAGAGGGCTATTGCAGAAGCCATCTATGATGCTGTTCCTGCAAAATATAAAGCCCTTAGACTTCTCTTCGACAGGCCTATAGACTATGAGGCCAGTGATGTATTCACCTACATGGAAAAGACCTTTGGTCGTACCGCTCTTCGTGACTCTGGTGGAGGTGTTGCGGGTGGAGCAACTCAGACTATAACCCTGACTACGGGGGGAGGTAAGAACGTAACCATGAACAAAATCATTGTTTACCCAAACAACCGTAAGGGTATCGTTACCGGTGTTACAGGTGATCAGATAACAGTGAAGAGGTTTAATGGTGAGTCTAACCTTCCTACAGTTAACGCGGGAGACTATTTCTCTATTCAGGGATCGGTTATAGCTGACGGTATGAACTTCCTTACTCACTATGACAGGATGTCTAAAATTGAGCGTTTCAATTACGTTCAGCTTATGCATCGTGATAAGAGGTGGACGAGGAAAGAAATGCAGAAGTTTGCCAACCTTGGTACCACCAATTACTTTGAACTGGATAAGAAAGAACAGATGGATCTCCTGCTCGGGGATATGTTTGCCTCTTTCTGGAACGGTCAGAGGGGTGAGGTTGATGTAACTGTTCCGGGTACAGCTAACGTGTATAAGGCCATGACTATGGGTGGGCTATTCCCTCTTATGGTTGCTGCTGGTTGCGCTAATGCTACCGGAGTTACAGAGGCTACCTTGCAGGCTGCTTTTGAGAATCTGGCTTTCCAGACTGACTACAAGTCAGAGGGTGGTGTACGGTTCATATTTGCCCAGAACTCCTTGCTTTATGCTCTGTCAAAGGCATGGAAAGAGACAGGTATCCGTTATACTCCTAATGATAAGATAGGTGATCTCAACCTTATGGAGTACCGTATTGGTGATATGAGGTTTGTTCCGGTTGCTACAGAACTCTTCAAGGAGCTCTCTATGTTCCCGGCCGATTTCAAGAACAGGATACTTGTTCTGGACCTCGACACTATCAAACCGGTCTGTATGAGGGGTTATGAGCCTATCGAAATGGGTCAGACTAGTCCTAAGGGTGTGAATGGTAGCATCAATGACTACACCGAGTGGTGGATTCAGGGTATGCTGTCCCTTAAATTCAACAACCCTCTCAGTTCATTCTACATTGATACCGTAGGTATTGCCGCTTAAGCATAACGGGGCCGGTAGGTACCGGCCCCATTTTTTTTATTTTACTAATTTTTCTAAAAACTTTTATCATGCCACCAAAAGGTAACAGACTATCAGACGAGCCTCAAAATGGGGTGCCCGGATCAGAAAATGAGAAAGAAAAATCAAATGAGATCGAGGGTAATGAAGTTGTTGCTTCTTTGCAGGAAGAGTTGAAGAATAAAGAAAAGGCTATTGAGGATCTTCAGGGCCTTATCTTTAAACTTCAGGAAGCCTCTCAGCAGCAAGCATCGGACAAACCTAAGAAGAGTGATATAGACATTGCTACTCTTCGTCAGCAGGTTGAGTCTTTAACAACACAACTAACAGCTTTATCACAACAGAGGGCTGTAACGACTCCGCAAGGTGCTCGTGTTCTCTTTCGCGAACCTGTAGCTTCTGATCTTCAGGAGGACAGTGTAACCTTTACCGCTAGGAGTGTTCTATATGTAGTAGGATCATATCGTGATCACAGGGGTTTGGAGGTTATACCTCCACACAGATTGATAACTTTCAGTTACGCGGCCAGTGATGTTAGGAAAGACGGTCGTGAGGAGGAGATACGTAACTACTCTCAGTACACTACCAAGCTGAAGACTGAAATTGACTTTTTGAGGAATCACCCTCATTACGGTATAACTTTCTCTGAGAATCTTCATAACATGATGCAGGAGGATGTATTGGATATACGGTTCAAGGCTAATGCTGCTAGTCAGTTAGCTGCTCTTCCTCCGGAGGCTATCTTTGAGAGAGCTATGGAATATAAGATTCCTAATGCTAATCAGAAGTCCGCGGATCAACTTCGTCAGCTTCTTGTGGAGATTATGTCTTCCGAGTTTAAGCAGGCTGAGAAGGATATGCAGGCTGAGGCTACCAAGAGAAGGGTGATGGCTCTTGCGTCTATAACAGCTAAAGAAGAATAATGCTATGATAACAGCCTCTGAGATATTAAATAGGGTTAAGGCCCACTTGGATGATCATGATTCTGGGAGATATAATGAGGCTGACGATCTTATACCTGCTCTGAATTCAGCGGTAGAATACTTAACCACAGTATTCTCCGCTGGTTTCGAGAGGAAGAAAATTTATCCTGAAGTTCTTACCGAGTTGGTGAGGACTCTCATATTACCTGTTGTGGGGAATGGTCAGACTCGGAAGGTAGATATTACTTCTGTTTATGCTAGTCTTTGGACTATCATAGGCGTAGATCCTAACCCGCTGGTGACCGGTTCTCCTACTCTTGATGAATCAAGGAACAGATGGGCTACCAGACTTACCTTAGAGGAGTGGAACGATAAGGCCGAAGATCCTTTTGCAGCAGGTTCTTTGGTCTCCATACCTGATATGTTTGCTAGAGCTGCTTATACTGGTCCCGGGAATTATTTCGGGGCTTATCAGCATATTATGATAAGGCCGGGAGCGATGTTTGATGTAGCTTCTCCGGTAATTGCTTTGTGGTATCTAAGTAAACCTAGTAAGGTTACTACTAATGCTTCAACTATTGAATTTTCGGTGTCTATGACCAACTGGTTGGTTATGAAGACATTAAATTATATATCTCTCCAACATGGTCCTGAGAGTAAATTTGGGCCGGTTACGGAGAAAGAACTTATGTCTTTGATATCTCTGATAAACGCGTAGTATGAACAATAATGCTACTCTCAGGTTTGTGGTGTATGATCTCTTAGGAGATTTTAAACAGCTTTATGACGATGCTGATATCAGTCCCTTTAAGATGACCTATTGGGTGCTGGTGCATGCGGATAGGTTGCGTAAACAGCATATAGAGAAGCACGATGCTAGTGCCTATCTTCAGAGGTTCGATGTACCTGTTAGAGTTAATCCTACTACCGGTCGTAATTATTTTGAACTGCCCGTGGGTATATATGATATGCCTAACGATGCTGCTATTAAATATATCACCTACGCTCCTGAAATAGACTTACATGTTCCTGTATTGGGTAGTGTGGTATTTACCCGAACTACCCCCACTAAGGCTAGGCGACTGTATTTCAGAGAAGATGAAAGACCATCTCCTAGTAATCCTTATTTCTATAGGGAGAATAAGTATGTCATTCTGTTAGGTATAGAACAACTCAACATAACTACCTTAGAGACCGGTCTGATAGGTAACTTGAATCCAGCCGATGTTGATATGGACATAGACCAGCCATTTGACTTTCCTCAGGATCTTATACCTGTTCTTAAGAGGCAGGTACTTGATATGGGTAGATTTGTATTAATGCTGCCTAAGGATCTTACAAATGATGGTACTGCGTCAGGTATTAAGGATGTACCATCTAACAAATTAATTAGTGTTAACGATATAAGCTCAGAACAAGATGCACGTTAATCCACATAATTTATTAAGTATCAGTGAGATACTTGCTGATGTACTGGTAGCTATGAATGATGAGGATCAGGTCATACTGACTCCCGGGTTCTATCGTGCGCAGGTTAAATATGCGATGGATGAGTTAGGTTTCGATGTGGCGTTCTTACCTCAGGTTGTGGATGAGACTATGCCCATAGACCTGAAGGTAGATATACCTAAAGGTTGTTATAATCTGACTGATATTCAAATATATACCGGGACACCTGATGATGTGGGGTATGTGGAGAATGTTTACTGGAAGAAAGGTAGAATGACTCGTGGTGCCGGTACAGGATATACTTCCTCCGTACATCATCACAACATTAGTGATCCTTTCTTCAGGGTGTCTGTGAGAGAATTTAGTAAGTACTATTTTACTATACAGAATGGTATTATACACTTATCAGATTCTTGTGCTGGTTACCCCTATATAAGGATGAAATTTAATGGGTTGGCCTCTCAGCATCTTGATGAGGTTAAAATGGTTCCCCCCGAGGTCCGTAAGGCTGTTGTGTTGTGGGTTATAGAGAAGTGTGCAAGCTTTCTAAAATCTCGCGATAATAGGTATATGGGGGTACAGAGGGATGCAGCTATGCAGTTGGATGAGTATGGTTTTAACGGTGCGTGGCACGAGGCTAAGAGCAGGTTAAGAACGATGGATAAGAAGATATTCAGGGATATGATTTTGTATAATTCAAGTTTATTAAGTACATAATATGGAACCGATTTACAGTAAAACTGGATCAAGGCGTATAACGGTCGTAGATCGTTTCGCTGAAATAGATGCTGAATGTATCGAAGTGCAGACAGCTGCAACCTTTACTTCTCTTTCTGAGGATGGATTTAATACAGGAGGTACTGGTACGCCTGTAGCACAGGTAGATACTATAGTGCTGTCAGGAACTAGTGGCACAGCTAATATTACTTATAGAGGTATTACCCGGCTGGCTACTTGGAATACTTCTCTTACTCAGACAGCTACAGATTTTGTGACCGCTCATGCAGCTGCTTATAGGGCAGTAGGGGTTACTGTTACTTCGTCAGGAGGTAGTATACTATTTACTGCAGCTTTCCCGGGATTTCCTTTAATAGGTGCTCCTGAGATAGTGAACGTCACAACCAACTTGGCTGGGACGGTTTCTACCACTACAGCTAACGTTACCACTCCCTTAGGCATCCACGGTTTAAGTGGCTCGATACCTGTAGGTACTAGGATATTTGCAAAGACTCGTTTTAAGGGTGTGCAAATAAGTGCGGGTGTTCTGTTAGTATATTGATTTTTTGTATATTTGTAACAATTTAATATTTAAGGAAATGAAATTCTTCGATCTCATTAATGTGCCTAAAAAAGCCGTCCATAAGATGACTTTAGGGGCTAATCAGGTTACCCTGACTGGAACTGGTGGTACAGCCAATATCACTGTAAACGGTGTTACCCGGCTGGCTACTTGGAATACTTCTCTTACTCAGACAGCCACAGATTTTGTGGCAGCTCATTTTGCTACTTTTCTTAATGCTGGATTGAGGGTCTCATCTGCGGCTGCTGTTCTTACTTTTACCCCGGTAGCTGGGTGGAAAACATCTAATGATGTTACAGCGACTATAGCTAACGTTACGACTAACCTTAACGGTACCCTTGCGGCTACTCTTGTGGTTGACTTCAACAAGGCTAGGATATGGCAGGTTACAGTTGGTTGTCCTTATACGATAGCTAAACCGGTGAATATGAGGGATGGAGATGTTATATCTCTCGAATTAAAGGTTACTGGTTCTTTTGCTCGTACATGGGATACCTCGTGGCAGTTTGCGGGTGGTACAGAGATGGTTCAGACAGCTAGTGGTCTGGACATCTGTAATGGTCGTTACAATGCTACAGCTGATAAGGTTTATATCTTTAATACAGCTGCTGACGTTAAAGCGAAGATCACGTAATCATGAGACGTAAAGAGAGGCCAATATACGAGGTAGAAATCGAGAAAGTTCTCAAGGATACCGGGGCACCCAATAAACCATTCTACGCTAAAGTAGCTGAGTATAAGAGGTACAGATTATTCGGTATCTTACTCAAGAAAGTGTCGGTTAAAGGTGATTTTCCGGACCCTGAGGATAGGGATAAGTGATAAACCCCGTTACTCTATAACATATCGATGAAATCCTATTTTGGCTAGACCGGATAGGATTTCATCACTTTATCTTCGAACTAATGCGTAGTACTGAAGGACAGAAATATACAGCCTCCTTATTCTTTGGTGGTTTGGCTAGGGATATAGATCCCGAAATGTTAGATCCTAAAACAGGAGCCTTTCTTGAGGCTCATGGTATGAGGATCTCTAATATGGTTAAGAATATATTGACCAAGTTACCCGGAGATAAGGAGTTTATCACTGCTACGGCTGTAGAGGCTAACATACTCACAGGATTGGTGTGGTTAAATGGTTATGTGGTAGAGTTTTGGCATGACACCTTAACAGGTTACGGTACTATAAGGGCTAATGGGGTTGTTGTAGCCTCTTCCTTAGATATCCCCGGGGACGACTCCCACTGGTTGGATATAGATACTAATAGTGATACCGGGGAGTTATTCATCACGGATAACAAGCAGTGTCCTGTGGTATATGAGTTGCCGGATTTATTAGCTAATGTTGCTACCCAAAAATACTTCACTAACTACGACAGGACGTTATACGAGATTAATAAACCGGTTCAGTTGAATCAACCTATGTTCGTGTCTCTGGAGGATCTTGGAGCTGCTGGAGGTTTAAGAACAGGCAGCTATGCTTACTCCATGTGTTACTCTACTCTTAGTGGTGAGGATACCGCGTGGAGTCCTGTGTCGCCTTATATACCTGTACCTGTGGAGAATGTTACTCAGAGGAGTCTCCCTATTAGCGGTTATTACTCAGGTCTTGAAACCTATGGCTCTGAGCCATCTTTATCTCCTACTAGGTATGGAATTAGGTTGCGTTTGCGTGTGGTCAACAAGGCTGGGTTTGATTACATTAAGCTTAGGAGGGTTGAAAACGTTACTGGACAACCTCCAAGTTATACTCCTGCAGCTCAGTTTTTGATTCTTACAGTAGATGCTGGAGGTACACCTATTGACATTAAACAGAACCCTTTCACTATAATAGATTTTGTGGATAGCAGTGCTCAGCAGTGGGCTGCTTTAGATACTTCTATAATAAATACTTTGAGTACCGTTAAGAGGGCTAGGACAATTAGATATTACGATAGAAGGATTATTCTAGGGGGTGTGGAGTATATGCCTAAGACCTTGTCATCCGAGGATATATTTATACAACATTCTGGTGTGGCTAAGGTACTATTTCCGGTTGTTGAGAGGTTAAATGCTGATGGTTTTGCAGATATCCAGAATCAGGTATTTAAGAAATCACACAGGCTAGGTGAGAGGTATGGTTTTGGTCTAAAGCTTAGGGACGAACAGGGGAATGATCTATACACAATACCTTTAAAGAAGGGGGCAGAGGATTACACAAACTATTTATTTCCTCAACGAAGAGACGCTATTCCAGCAAGTGAATTATCCTTTTCTTCGAATCCTTTGATTGATTCTACAGTAGAAAGTAACTCCGCGGGGACTAAGACACAATATTCTTATCCTATCCTTATTCATAATAGTAACTGTGTGATGACTCCTTTGAGTCAGAATTCGGTATCTTTCAGTATACCGAATTTCAAATCTATTATGAACATACCTTCTAACGCCTCTATAAGTAGCACATTTGTAGGTAAATGTAACACATTATCAGGTATTTATGAGGCTATAGATAATGATTACCCGTTCAGTATTGAAGGTAGTTTATTGGATAACGGTTCTTCCGTGGTATATACCTCCGGGACAGATACTTTGACTTTTACTATTATATACTCCAGCGGGGATATCTTTGACGAGAGTCCTATCCAGATTTTGTCAGGGACAGCTACTTTTCTACAGTTAATGTGCCAATATACTGTACAGTCGTCATATGACTATGTATATGACCCAGTTACTGCTATTAGGACTGCGAAGACAGGGACTCCGTCTAGTGATGTCAACATTATCGAAGACAGTAATAACTATCCTTATAATCCTCTAACTCCCACCGGTGTCGGTGGTGGTTCTGGGGGTAGAGGCAACAATTATGAGGGGCATAGGATTGAGGTGATGGATACCATTGAGTCTACTAATAATGTGGTAGGTAAGTATGGGGTACATAAATCTACTGTGGGGGTAAGTATAGGGGGTTTAGATCTATCTAAACTACCTGACTATGTTAAGTCTTTCAGCGTGGTAAGGACTCCTCCTGCTGGGCGTGTGGTGTGTCAGGGTATAGGTATGTACGCTTTGGTCCCTCAGAATTATGGGGATACTTCTCCCGGGCTTGTTAAACATTTAAACAGGTTGTGGTTTTATTCTCCTGAGCTTGATCAGGTAATAGGGGATAAGGCTCATCTATTCGATGATATTGCTAATAATCCGAGTAACTATCAAATTCAATTAGTGTCCCCTTGCGGCTTTTTCACTGATGTCTATTCTTCGGAATATATACTACCACCAATACCATCACCTCCTATAGATAGATACACCCACATGGATATGGTTTCTATGCCTATATCTGGGGCTGACACTAATGTGGCTGATATGAGTCCTATGGATAGCTCTGATCAGATAGGGGTAGCTGGTAGGATCACTTTCGGTAAATGGAGGAATCAATCAAATCAAGGTAGCGGGATTACTTCTAGTACAGATAAATACATATACGATATAACAAGTGCATCTACTGCTATACATGGTAAGTTCAGGTTACCTTACTTAGAACTAGCTCTTGGGGCTAATATCTATTATACCGCTAACGTTGGTACGGTGGCAGGTACTAATTCTGGGGCGAGAGACTTTCATGAGCCTTGGTATATTGTGAACATCATACAGACAGGTAAGAATATTATTTCCGGGAATATAGACACTTACAATGAGATAGGTCATAATATACATATAAGCAGTGTGTTGGGAGTAAGTAACGGACTGTTTTCACAATCCTTTGAACTGCTCGAGGAACGTCCTGAAGATGTGACAGGTCTAGGTACCTCTGCTTCACAATATAGGTACATCTATGTGGACGGGGAGCCTTGGCTTAGCGGTAATAATATACCTGTAGGGAACATCAACACATATAGAGCTGATCTTTTGAATAATGGATCGTTCACTCCTTCAGGTGGTTTGACCTGTTATGGTTTATATCAAGTTACGGGTCGAACTATAACTTTTCCTTACCTAATGCCCGGATCAGGTACGCCTATTGTACCGGTAATCGGTACAGAGATTGTTGTCAGATATAATCCTAATTCTCCTATTAAGGTTTTCTTAGGGGATACTGTGGTGGGGGAGGCTTCTTTCCTTGCTGTTGATGGTGAAGGTGGAGGTAAGGGAGTGTCTAATTATACTACACACTTTAGGATGGCCGCTCCTATGCCTCAATTAAACTTTACCTTGCATGCCAATTATCGTCAGCCTTATGATCCGGCTAATACTCTGGGAGGTACTTTAAAGGCTATAGAGACAGTTACTTCCTTCCAGTTGGGGTGGATAAGACAATGGTTGGTTATGTTCACCTGCGAAAGTACAGTGAACTTACCTATGGTGTATAAGGATATGTTCCCCAGACGTAATTATGTTATGCGTCCTAAGTTCTTTGCCGCTAAATTAGACTCTGAATCGATCAATGATTACCTTGAAAGACATCTCACTTACCTTGATTATAATGTAGACTATCCTGATGAGATATATAATTGGGCCTACGGAGGGTTTCATACCCCTTCTGGATCTAATTTTGATTACCAGAAGAATCTTCCTTATAAAGGGTTCACAAAGCCTAAGATAGGTTCTATAGATCTGTTGAGTATGATGAAGAGGCTCCATTGGTCTACTGAGACGAGAGTGGGTTTCAGATTTAGCAGGGTATTTATTCCTTTGAATGTCTATGACCTCCGTAATGATAAAGCCTCTCAGATAAGTATTTTATATGACGAATTCTCGGAGAAGGGGTCGAATCTTTATGTGATTACTGATAGGGGTGTTGGTATGCTTCTAGTGGGTAAGAAGATGCTATCTGATGCTGGTGGTAACGCTTTAACTATCAGAGCTTCTGATGCTACCTTTATCGGTGGAGAGGTATGGTTAAGTAATGGTATTAGTTGCCCGGACGATTATTGGAGAGGTAAGTCAGAGGGGATTATCAAAGCCCCTAATAATATTAAGATGCCTGTACTGATCTTCCCCACAACTAGGGAGATTATCATGTTGACTAACAATACCTTCATGGATATCTCAACAAATAATCGACAGGTTATCTCGGACGCTCTGAAGGGTATAGGTAGCAACAACATGTTTAGTGTTATTGACGAAGAGTTAAATGCTATGCATATACACCTAAATGGTTATATGTATAGTTTTAATATGGATATCAATAATTGGGATTTCTCTTTACATAATCCTTTATATGTGAAATCTGTATACACCCCTTATCTGAATGGTGTCAACGATAAGTCTGTGGTTGCTTCTGTGGTTGTAGATGATTTAGTGGAGGAGAGATCTGTAGTGATTTCCAGCTCATTACCTGCGAGGGTCACGTTATCTGACTCTATACCTTATGTTTCTTTCTCGGTAACTCCGGGATTAGCCTCCTCTTATGAGTTTGTTGATATATTTATAGGGGCTAGTTATAAACCGGCTAAAATTGTTCTATCCTTGGAGAGTGATTTTTCAGTGGTATCAGAAGTATTACAGGCAAAAATTAATCAGTATGCTCCCGGGTTATGGGAGGCTAAGTTACCTAGGTTAAGTAATAGTAAGAGATTGGTTGGCAAGACTTTATATGTCTCGGTTGTTTTACCGGACGATCATGCTTTTGTCTATGATCTTAAATGGGTAAAAATAGGTTATAAAGATATCATTGGGGGTTAGGAAATTAGCATTATAATATGTAAATTTGTGCGTCAAAAACTAATTAATAAAAACTAAAAAGTTATGCCACGAAAATGTAAAGTGTCAAAAATCATGGGTAAGGTCGGTAAGAAAGCAGTAGTTAAGTATGTAGCAAAGGATACAGGAATTTCTCAGGAGACTGTCTCTTTTGTTTATGACAGCATTATGGATTGCATACTGAAGAGTGTGTTGGACATTAAGGCTGTTACTCTTCCGGGGATCGGCATCATATATCATAATCCTGTTAAAAGCAGGTTGTCGAATATGACCAATAGTATCGTACCTCCCCATAAGCATTTGTCCTTTAAGCCTCAGGAGGTTCTGGCTAGGACTATTCGGGTTAAGACCCGGGAATATCCGATAACATCGAAAACGAAGTAATATGAGTAATGTAGGATTATCAACAGCACAAGGAGCTCTAGGTGGTGCCGGTACAGGTGCAGCCATTGGTACAGCTCTATTACCCGGTGTGGGTACAGTATTAGGCACTATAGGTGGAGGTATAATAGGGGCCTTATCTGGGAGTGACAAAGCTTCAGAGCTGGAGAAGGTCCTCAAGAATATTAATAGTATCCCCTTAGTAGATCCTAAGATGGTGGAGCTACGCGATTCTTTGTCCGCTGAAAAGAAAGCGATAGAGTCGGGTTTCTCCACAGATTTTCAGGTTGCTAGGGACATGATTGCCGAGTCCGAGGCGGGTGGTATGTCGGTAGCAGCAGAGATAGCTGCTACCAACCCGGCCTTAGGGCTTATGGCTATGAATCAGGTATCTAGTCAGGCAGATGCCTCTGTCAACAAGGCTTTAGGTACCATAGGTACTAGATCTACCGCTTTCACACAGATGTTGGCAGATTTGATGGGGAAGATGAGTCAAAGAGAGTTGGATATAACGATGTTTAAAAACTCACAGAACTTGGCTATCGCTTTCAAGAATATGAAGGACTTTAATGAGAATTCTATGGCAGGTATGATGCAGCTTTTAGATCCGGAAGTTATTTCTGGTTTTAAAAGTGTTATAGGTTCTGGGGGTGTTGACGGTGGTAAGGTAGCTGGATTATTACCTTTCGGTTGGGGCACTAATCCAGCTGATTTTAGGGGTTCTTCTATGGGAGATTATTTTAGTAATATGGGGATAGGTATACCTCAATAAATTTTGATAAAGTCATGGCAGATAATCCCAGTGTTGTAAGTGATGCCTCAGGAGGTAACTACAGCGGTATATTAGACCAAACTAATTTAGCTAGTGCAGCTAATATGTCTTATCTGGAGAATCTGTGGGAACTTGCTCAGAAGGCTGCTCCAAACACTCCTGCCAGTAACCCTTATAGACCATCTGCTGGTGAGGGGGTTAAAGTGGGGGGTATATCGAACCAAACTTTAGGTAGTGTGGATTTGTTTGCTTCCGGTTTGGCTAAGATTCCTTTTGAGGTTCTGGATCAGATGGAGAAGGCCAAACAGGATGCTGAAGCTAAATATTATAAAGAGGTAAAGACCTATCTGGATAAGCCTATTGCTGATATTACAGCCAAGTTGAATAATCCGTTTGCTCAGAAAGATTTTGTTGAGAAGATACAGGGGACCATGGATGCTTATCTGGATTCCTATGCGAATAGATTTGGGGGTGATTACATGAAGGCCTATGCAGCTGCTGTTAGTGACCCTAACTTGAAGAGGACCATGGCTCTTTACCAGAATTATGCGGATGCTTATAACATGGTATTTACGGATGTGGTAGACCTATTAAAAAAGTCTGCTAATCCTACTGAGTACTATGTACCTGACGAGATGAAACAAAGAGCTAATAGGTTCTTACAGAACCACGGGGATATGAAGAATCTTTCCATCGATAAACTGGCTCAGAACATTGATCAATTCAAAGAGGATTTATCAATATATAAGATTGTTCAGACCGCGATGAAGGACTTTAAAGATTCTGTGTATGAGAGTTATCCATATAAAGACACTAACATCTCTACAGATGAGGAGGATGTTTATATTCAAAAGACAGTAACAGGTAAAGAAGGTGGGGCTCAATCATTTATCAATTCTATAGTAGAGGCTCATCCGTGGATTAAGAGTGATCCGATTCAAATGTCTTTATTAACCTCCTTGGTTACCAACTCTATGAAGCATGATGTTAAATATGCTATTAGTAAGGTCAAAAAGGATAGTGCTGAGCGTACATTGGATCTGAAGAAGTATGGGATTATGAACGATAAGGGAGAGATTCAGTTCAATACCAAACCAGCCGCGTTGGTTAATACTTTAGCTTATGATGCTGTGAATTATCCGAAACAGGATAAACCTATACCAACTACTGTAGGGGCCTATGCTTACTTCATTAACAACGGGAAGTTGTGTTACGGTAAGTTACCTGAATCGTACCAGATGATCCCTGTATCTGAATATGATATAAGGCAGGATGATAAGATTGTGAGGGGTAGGTATGTAGAGGGTAAGATAGCTTTTCAGAGTTCTCAACCATTCAAACCAGAACAGATTAGAACGGCTTCTTCACAAGGGGTGTTAACTGATGCTAGGAAGATTGGAGAGGGTAGAGGTACTACTGAAGTGGTGCCTACTAAGATATTTGATGAATTAAGCGGGTCTGAGATATCAGTGTTTGGTGAAACTACTGTTCTTATGCCTTTTGAACAGATGAAGGGACAGATAGCTGGTGCCATACCTCATATGAGTTATGTGCATGAGAAACTGGATGAAAAGAGGGGTGGTGTACATATGAAAGCAGGAACACCTGAAGTGCCTATAGGTGTGACAGAGGACACTGACCTATCAGATATAAATAACAGTCCGTTGGTTTATTATAGGCTATGGAATGGTAACGTAATGACTGGGCAGGCTATTCATAATATGTATACGAAGAAATGAAATTAAAGGATATTTTCACCGAAGATCCCAAGAACCCGGGAGTAAAAGATTATTGGAAGGTTCCTCAGGAATCTGTCACTATTCCTATGGCTCCAGCTACCACAACTCCGGCTGCTACTCCATCACCTAAGTTGAAGGATTTCCTCTCCGAGGATTTGAATGCTCCTAAGGTTCAACCTACTGATAGATTTGTATCTAATCATATAACAAGTCCTGTTGTGGATGAGATGTTTAGATTGGTGGATGCTGGGGTAGAACCTATGCAAGCTATCAAACAGCTACAGGATGCTCCGGATACTCGTGTGGCTTATATCGAACAGGTTGCTTCTGAGATGGTGGGGAGGGATATGATAAAGTTACTAACCTTACCTGATGATTATCGTAGTTTTCGGGGACCATCATGGAAGAAGGTTAAGGACAATATAACTGAATCGGGGGGTATATACAGGGATGATGAGAAAGATTTATATAAGGAAGCTGTACGTAAGCACGCTAGGAATAGCCTTTCGGTAGGGTGGATAAATAGGGCTTTTGATACATCTTATCATAGGGTGGGGGAAGCTTTCGATCCTGAGGATAGTACATTTGATAAGATGACAGATAGTGCTTATGAATATGTGACTCCGATGCTTTCGCCTGAGATGCAGAAGAGGTTCCAGATTCAGGATCAGATAGATGCAGAAAATGCAAAGTCTGTTGAGGACGGTAAGGATTATAATAAGATAAAGGCCTTGACTCAGCAGTTAAACTCTACAGGTAAGACGTATACCGATATGGACGGGAACGTCATAGAGACTGCCGATATGTCCAAGGTCTCCGCGGAGGATAAGGACTTCCTCAAGATGATTCAGGATAAAGAGTCTGAACTAGAGCCTATAAGGACTGATAGGGAGAGGTTACGGGATGTGTTTATGGAGCATTATGCTTATACCCGAGCTCTAGAGGAGATATATCAGGTGGAGGTTGCCCCAAAATTAGGGGCTGCTACAACCTTTATGCATGCTGGTATGAGTCCGGCCGAGCTTCCTAGAGATCAGATAATGACCAAAGAGAATTGGGATTTGATGGATAAGTACAGGGAGGCTAGAGCTCATCTACAGGCTATTGGATCTATGTATATGGCTAATCGGTCTCCTTTGGATGTTAAGAGAGATTTTGGCTTCTTCTTAGGTGATGCTGTGGAAAGTGCTGGTAGAGGATTGTTTGGGGACCGTATTATGAATTCCATATACGATTCTCTGGAGAAGGATGGTGATACTAGGTCGACAACAGAGTTAAGGGCCCTCTCTGCGGTGATAAGTTCTAACGAACTTCCTACTTCTGAGGAGATGTCTAAGCATCTTGAACCTACGTTCTTTGAGATGGCTAATCAGACAGTCTTTGGGGTTTTAGGTATTCTTCCAAAGTTATATATAGCTAATGTGGCCGGAGCAGGCCTTGCAGGTCAAATAGGTCTTATGAGGTATATTGACCCGGTTAAAGGTTTGTGGACTACGGGTACCAGATTTCAGCAGGCTAATGCTGCAATCGCGCGTATAATGTTTGAGGAGGCAAAAATGAGGATGGTAGGTCTTCATGCTGGTTCGGGGGCTGGTTTTGGTCTTGCACACGAAGCTCAGATGCGTATTAATATGCCCGGAGTTCCGGCTTATCTCAACACTTTCATGAATTTTATGAAGAAACCTTTTCTCATGACCTCGTCTATGTATGTAGCTAAAATGACAGAGGCTACCTTTGAGTATATTATGTCTGATGAGGAGATGAGTACTATTCTTGATAGGTACTATGGAGGAGGTTTCAAGGAGTTAGGGGCAACATTCGCGGCCAATATGGTATTGGGTATAGGTAGTTATGGTACTCCTAAGAACAGATATCCGGAACTTCTTAAGATGGCTGAACAGTTGGAGAAGGACGGTAACAAGGCAGAGTCTATGCAGATAAGGTCTACTATCCAACTTATGCAGAAGATGGATAAGGCAGAGGAAGCTGTAAAATCAGAAGCTAAGTGGAGGGGGTGGAACGAGAAAGAGACTCAGGCTAAGCTTGTTGAAACTCAGCGTAAGGTGACTAGTGAACATAGTGCTTCTACCACGGCCATGATGGAAAGACATAATATTTTGGAGAGGACTATTCCTGAAGCTGATTTAGCTAAAGCATTGAGTAAGACTAAGATGGTTGATACTGAAGGTAAACCTCAGGTATGGATATATGATACTGATGCAGTATTTAATCTATTCGATACGCGGGTGGCTCAGAAGAACAGTAAGACAAAGAAGAGTGCTCCCGGACGTGCGCAGGGTATGGTATGGTTTACTTTGGAGCCTGAGTTTAGGATGGGGGCTAATAGACATTACAGGTATCTTAACTTTGAGAAACCTAAGGATGTGGGTAATGTTAGATCTTTCAAATTTTCTGCGGACAATATTGAGGCCCTTAAGAGACAGGGTTATGACGGTATAACCGGTTATGAATGGTACACTAACTCTAAGGGTGAGAGGGTTAAAGCTAAAGTAGCTGCATCTTTTGGTACTCAGGGGATAGTAAAGACGAGAGAAGGGTCTGCATCCGCGGGGGCTCCTGAGGTTCTGCGTGAGTGGGCCACGAAGATCAGGGAACATAAAGGATTTAACGATCCTAAACCGGGTGAAATTTATCTGAGATTGCCGTATCAGGAGAAGGTAATTAACGGGGCTATGGAGGCTGCTGCCAAGACTCTAGAGGCTACTGCTAGTATTGTGGAGGCGGTTAATAAGGCTATTGAGCATGTTAAGTCGACAGACTGGTATAAGTCTATGGCACCGGAGGTACAGGCTAAGTATGATGCAGAGATGGCGGTTAGATTTAAGCAACTACTAGAGCAACAGAAACCAGCAGAGATTGCTAAGTCTGAGATGGCTAAGGCTGAGGCTATGGTTAAGCAAGCTGAGTCTGAGGTAATGCCTGCTTTTAAGAGTACAGGGGAGGAAGTCGCGTCTAAACATAGGGGGGAGTTTGTTACTGATATTAAGAAACCGGAGAGTATCGTAGAGAAGAGATCGAGAACAGGTGCTTGGGATGTATTAGACATCGAAGATGTTGTACGCGGAGCTCTGATTCTTAGGGACATGAAGGATTTTAAGGAGGCTTCTAAAGATCTTAAGAAAATGGGTTATACTATTCATAATAAGAGGGTAGGGAATAGTGAAACCGGATTTAAGGGTGTATGGGCTACGAAACGTGAAGGTGAGTTAGGCACTGAGATACAGATCCATACAAAAGAGACTTGGGAGGCACATCAGAAGGCTAATGCCCTTACCAAGGAGTTTAGAGGTAAACAAAAAGGGGCTGATATCAAAGCCGAAGAGTCTACTGTCAAGATTCAAGAGAAGAAAGAAGTAGAGAAAGAATTCGAGGCGGCTACTCCTGAGAGTTTTATTAATATGGATACCACCCCTTTAAAGGGTACCCAATATGCTGTTCTTACCGCGGAGAATCCGGGTAATCAACAGGCTTCGGCAAAAGAGAATGCCAAGAAGAACAAGGAGCTCATGGAGGAGTTGAAGAAAGCTGGTTATAAACCTATACCTGTGAAAGGTAACTACAATGGTAAATCAGAGAGTTCTTTCATTATACCCGGGATGACTGAAGCTGAGGCGTTAGCTATAGGTAAGAAGTACGGACAGGAGAGTGTGATCACTACGAAGGGTATGATCTTTCAGGACGGCACTATGCATAAGGCTGAGCCTACCATTAATTTTGATCCTAATAAGGAGGCTGACTATAGCATTATCAATCTGGGGGGTAAAGAGGTAAAATTCTCTTTAGAGTTTGATTGGATTAACAAGATACCTACAGAGTCATATTCTTCTAGGTATACGGCTGCTATGTCGGAATCTAGATCTCTGTACGATAAAGCTTATGAAGGGTTAGAGTTGATTAATCTGGAGGGTAGTCCGGCTAAGACAGCTCTAGAGCGTAAGATGAAGGAGTTAGAGCTTCCGGTATCTACTCAGAGGGAGATAAAGACTTCTTGGAATGAGACCAAGAAGAAGCTTCTTACAGATCTGAGGGAAGATAATGCAGCTATAAAAGGTGCTTTTAACGAGTTCATTAAGACTCTTCCATTAACCGAGGTTCATGGGTTGAACATCAAGCTTAAACCGACTATGCTTCGTAGGGTTAATGCTATAGATCCTATGAAGCCTAAATCACTGGAACGCGCTATAGAGTATTTTGATAATATAGTCAACAATGCTGCTGCCCGTCTTAATGAAATAGAGATACAGAAGTCATGGGATTATCTTGATAAGAAGACCAGTGATATGGCTATTAAGCAAGATAATCTGATTAGAGGTAAGTTTAGTTCGGAGGGGGCACCTCTGATAGATGTTTTGACAGGTATAAGGAAGAGTATGATAGAGGGTAACTATTATGACGCACAACAGAAGATTGGTGAGATACTTCTCTCAGCTGATAGAGAAGGGAGACCCTTATCTATAGGTGAGTATAATCAGATATCAGAGTTAAAGTTTCACGGTCTTCTTAACGAGACAGGAGGTCTAACCGCTACTGCAGAGTACTATAAGGCAGCTGTAGCTGATCTGAAGTCTATAAGGACTAAGGGACAACATATGATTGCTGCTAAGAGGATGGTTAAACAGGCTCAAATGAATGAACTGTTCTCAGAGGTTAAAAATATTCTGGATGGTAAACCCGGGAAGCCCGTTTCGTATGATCAGAGGGTAGCTTCTAATAGGACTCTCTCTGTAGGGGAGAAGATGAGTCGTATGACAGATATTACATATTTTGACAGTTGGTTTACTATATTAGATAAGTTATCTAAGTTTGACAAATCTAGTCAACCCTATCAATCTACTTTAAACAAGGTTTATGGAGGGGCCGTGGTTGAATCGAATATGGGTTATCACATTGATTCTAAAGCTTTCCATAATGAAACTATTACTACGGCTAAGAATATATTTAACACAAAGAGTACAACGGCACTTAATCGTAAGCTTAAGGAACACTCTATCAAACTATATGATATATCTAAGGAGTTTCAGGAGGTTACAGGAAGTAAGGAGAATCTATCTATTACTATGAATCAGGCTTATAAAGTTTGGATGGATATGCAGGACCGTACAAATATGAGAGCTTTGGAGAATAGTGGTTATTTCAAGAACGGGGAAATGACTTCATTAGGACATAAGATAGAATCTATATTAACTCCTGAAGTTAAACAATGGGCTGAGTGGCAGTTAAATGTCTTCTATCCTAAGATGTATGAATACCTTAATCCTTCTTATAGGGAGTTTTACGGTATTGATATGCCGTTCAATGAGAAATACTCACCCAGATTTGTACAGAATCCTGCTACAAAAGGTATTCCGGAGCATGAGTTATTAGCTTCCCAGACTCTGATGACCTCGATTAAGAATAATCATCTTCTTACTAGGACTAATCATGGTCATAAACTGAGCTTCATGGACGGGGATAAAGTTCTTACACAATATATTGATAAGATGTCTTACTGGAAGAACTGGACCCCTACTATACAGTTGTTAAATGAGTCTTTTATCAGGAATGGTGAGATTAGGATGGCTATTGAGCAGAATTTTGGTCCCAGATATTTAAAGAATATTGAAGGTTTTATGTATGATTACAGTAAGAAACCTAAACAGGATTATACTAAATTCTTAGCCCCTTTTGTAAATAATATGGCGGTAGCTACCTTATCTTTAAAGATACCTGTAATGTTAAAACAGTTAACGTCAGCCCCAGCGTATCTAGAAAATATGCCTGTGCTTGAGTATGGTAGGTATTTCTCCGAGATATTCTCTCACCCTGTAGAGACTGTAAAGACTATGAAGAGATTATTAGATAGCGATTATATGCAGCAGAGGTATAAGACAGGGTGGGATCAGACTGTTACGGCTGTCATGGCGAGAGATTTAAATAGTCTCTCGGGGCAGAGTAATTGGCGTAATTGGCAGAATACTATGATGTTCACTGTTAAGTATGGTGATGCTGGTGCTATATTACTTGGGGGTTTCCCTTTATATCGTTATGAGTATGAACAGGCTATGAAGAGGTTAGGACCCGGGAGTGAGCGAATGGCCGAGATGATCGCTATTAATAAGTTTGCAGACGCTACTAGGAATGCTCAACAGGCTGGGGAGGTTTATGACTTATCTAACTTTCAAAGAGATAACACCCTTACAAGGGCTTTGAGTATGTATCGGACAGCTCCTATGCAGTACCACAGGAAAGTTATTGGTGCTTATAGGAATTCTCTTCATGGTAGGATGTCTTGGCAAGATGCAACTAAAACAATAGCTTTGTACCATGTAGTCCTCCCTTCTTTATTCCAATTAGCTTCTAACGGGTTTAGGTGGGATAATGATGATCAGCTGTGGGCAGCTGTCTTAGGTAACTTTAATAACGTCTTGGTATATGGTGATATAGTCGCAGGCGTAACAAATGCTATTAGAGGGCTTCCATGGAATTATCAGATGACTCCTATGCAAGAGATAGGACTTACTGCTCAGGATGCTACTAGATATTTTAAAAAGTTGAATAGTCCTAGCGGTATAGATAATTATCAGATGACTCCTATGCAAGAGATAGGACTTACTGCTCAGGATGCTACTAGATATTTTAAAAAGTTGAATAGTCCTAGCGGTATAGATGATTTATCTAAAGATGTCTTTGAGGAGGCAAAAAACATAGATCAAGTTAATCTTACAAAGGGGTTAATTGAAGTAAGTAAGTTGTTTGGTTATCTTACTGGTACACCTGTTCCGGCTATAATGTCTACAGGAAAAGGAATAAACGATTGGTTAGACAATAATACAGAATATCCTCTTCTCCGTATAATGGGTTGGTCAGAGAGTGCTTTGAAGGGAGATCCCTCAAAATTTGATACTACGGAGGATCTTGAGGTGGTGAGGAATTTACTAGATCCATCTAAACCTTCGATGGATCAGCTACAAAAGATAGCTCCGGTTACTCCAGCTTTATCTCCTCAACAGAGTGTGAAACTGAAGGATATAATCAAATAATTGTTAACTTTGTAAAAATGAAATGATATGGCTAATTTTCAGATATCGCTAGTAGATCCTAACACAGGGCAACCTGATATTACTGTTGCTAATGACATATTGGCGATACAGGATCATTCTAATTATGATGAATCTGTTCCGGAAGCCGGTCATGCGCGAGCTGATTTTAAAGACTTCTATAAGCTGATTATAGGTTTACCTAACGGGGACGAACACAGATTCTCTTCTCTTGGTGACGGTGATGAGATAATAGATACCCCGGATGCCGGAGATCCTCAGGTAGATTACTCATATCCTTCTGGTGATGGTATCTACTGGGTGTATGTATATTCGGTGCCTACCTATAACCCTGCGGCTTCGTATGACATCGCCACTAATCCTTATATTTACTATGGGGGTAAGCTATGGCGTGTTTTGATCAATTCTACCGGGGTTACACCTGTTGAAGGGGCTAACTATACTGAGGTAACTCTCAATCAGTTATCATCAAAGTACAGGATAGCTCAGAGATTGGTTATATACAATGACGGGAAGCGCACATGGGCTCGCAGGTTATATAATGCCAATGCTGTTAACAATCGGGTAGGAGATAACTGGGAGAAGCTGTTGGCAGATCCCGAGTTCAGAGATTCTGTAAGGCTCTTCATCTCTATCACTTCTATCCCTGTTTTGATGGCTGCGGATGACTGGGCCGGAGTAGATAAAAATATCAATCAATTGAAACAGATATCCTCTAAATACGAAGTCTAATGTCAGTCGATTTAAGATTTGCTCAGGAGGTTACCAAGTATGCTGCAAGGCATACTTATGGGATACGCAGGCCGGAAACGGATCAGGAGGAGTTACTGAAGCTTTTAAATAAGCAGATGATGCTTGTAGTACTGAGTGATCCGACATGTTTGGAGGAATTATCTGTAGATGAGGTCTCTACCTTAGAAGGTGTTTTAATACTCAAGTCATGAACGATATATTAGGTAGTGGTGGTATATATTTTGATCCGGCTCCTTCACTACCTCCTTCACAGAATTTAGATCTTGGGGAGGAGTTCAGGAGAGATTTTCTCTCCCAGAATTTCTGGAGCAGATACAATGGTTATATTTATCCTACCTTACCGGGGGATAAAGTTGTTATTGGGGGGACAACACCTGAAGCTGATGAGCATCTTACCATTTATGGTAAGCTTTACGCTTCGGGTGGTTATACTTTTGGTAATGGTGTATCGGTTACTAAGGATGGTTCGAATAACTTAGTATTTACTGATCCGGTTACAGGTACTAGGACTCTGGCTCAGTTGGCGGGACTATCTGGAGGTAATGTAATGAATTCAGGAACACCTACTGTAGGTCAGTTAGCTAGGTGGGTTAATGCTACTACTATTGAGGGGTTCAGTATATCTTCTCTAACTTTGGCTCAATCTCAGATTACGAATCTTGTAGGTGATCTTGCAGGTAAAGCTAGTACCATCCATAATCTGGTGGACACTACTAACCATCCGGTTTCTGGATTGACTACAGGTCATTTTTTGAAGGCTTTATCCGCGACTACTTATGGGTTTGCTGTGCACGGGTTAACCAAAACAGATATAGGTCTATCTAACGTCACTAACGATGCTCAGATTAAAAAGATAACATCATCTACTGATAATCAAATAGTTAGGTGGGATGGAATAACAGGTGATCAGGTTCAGGGGTCTGTGGTTACTATCTCCGATGGGGGTACCGTTAATTTACCTTCAGGGCAGACGTATAACATAAACGGCTCTCCTCATAACCATGCGGGTGTATATCAGCCAGCTGATGGAACCCTTACTGCTTTGGCTGGGTTAGATGGTACAACCGGTTTTCTGTATCAGACAGGTGTTGACACATTTGTGAAATACGGTTTTGCGGGGACCGGGTCAGCTAATACAGTGGCTCGTAGTGATCACAATCATACAGGTACTTATCTCACAGCTAATCAAACTATAGTGTTGTCGGGGGATATTACCGGAACAGGTACCACTGCTATTACAACCACTTTAAGAACTTTAATTGAAGCAGATATACCTACACTATCTCAATCTAAGATAACTAATCTAACCACAGATTTAGGTAATAAGCAACCATTAGATGCTGATCTTACCTCTATTGCTGGGCTAGGTTTTACTGCTTTAGCTTATCTTAAGAAGACAGCCGCTAATACGTGGGCTTTAGATACTGAGGTTATTGTATCGGTAGGAGCTAAAGCTACCGGGGTGGATGCTGGTACTCTAGGGCAGATTTGTATTGACGATGATTATATTTATGTCTGCACCACAGGTGGTGGTGTTGGTGTAGCGGTGTGGAAGAGGGTAGCTATTACAACAGTTTGGTAGTTCATGGCTCAGTACGATATTATATTGATTCAGAATGTTGCCGGTTCCGGGATAGAGTTCACGGATAGGATCGTTAATCTTGCTAAAGGTTCTTTAATATCCGCGAATGGTTCACAGGTACCTACGGTGCTTGCTGCCGGGACTAATGGTTATGTTCTTACATTAGACAGTGCAGAGACTACAGGATTAAAGTGGGCTCCTGCAGGTGCTTCAGACACTTTTAAGACTTTGACTTTTCCTGCGGATTCCGGGTATACTTGGGGATCTTCTAATGTAGTGGCTTCCGGAACTGATACTCTTGATTTTGTGGCTGGTTATGGTATAGCCATAGATTCAGATTCTACCAATAAGGCTATTAGGATCAGAGCTACAGGATCTGGAGGGTTGTCTAATGCCTACGGTACCATGACAGATGGTACTAATAATGCCACTGCTTCCGGGGCTGACACTTTCAAATTCAGATCCACGGATAATAAGTTATCGGTTCTAGTTACTAACAATGACGGTACTCACGGGGACAACTTGTTGCTTACAATTAATCAGGGTAATATTGATCATAACTCTCTCAGTAATTACGCGGCTAATAGACATTTTCTTCAAACAGATATAGCTAACATCTCCACTGCCTTATCAACCGGTCTGGTTAAGGTTACTACAGGTACAGGGGCTCTGTCGGTGGTGACAGACAACTCAGGTAACTGGGATACCGCCTATGGTTGGGGTAACCATGCTTCTGCGGGTTATCTTACGGTATATCCCGGAACGGGTATTGCGGTATCCACTGGTTCTGCTTGGGGAACTTCATTGGCCATAAACAATAATACAGACAATTATGTTGTCACTATGACTGGTACCGGTTTTAATGGTGAGGCTAATTTAATTTTTAATGGTACCCAACTTACTGTTACTGGTAATGTTAAGCTTTCCACTATCGGCAACAGACTTGTATTTGGCGATGATGATTCATATTTCTATGAGAGCTCTGATGATCAGATAATGGTTTATCTTGCAGCTGCTGACAGATGGAGATTCACGACCGGACAATTCAGGATGAATTCAAACGGAGGTCCTTCGCTTCAGGCAGAAAACTCTTCAGCGACAAACCCGGTATTCTGTCCTATAAATTCGGATGCTAATACTGGATTAGGTGGTGCAGCTTCTCAATTATCTTTAATAATATCGAGTACTGAGATGATGAGGGTTACTTCGTCTCTTATTACTATCAATACAAGTGTTACAGGACCGGGAGGTGAATCAACCCTCAATAATTTTAAGAATATCACAGGAAGAACTTCGGATTCATTACTTCATGTAGCTGGGAATACATCCTTAACAGGTAATCTCCATTTGAATTATAACGGTGGTGCTGTTACTATGTTCTCTGGGACGGCAGGTAGTCTTCATGTTACTGGTTATCAAGAAATTATGGATACAAGGAGTGGAACTGCTATTTACGCCGGACTTCAGGCAAGGGGTTATAATGGTAATGCTGCCGGAGGCTTTATTGGATTAAGAGCCACACAACATAATGGTGAACTTGGGGTTTATGCAGGAGCAGCAATCGCAGTCCAAGCAGATGCTGGAGCTTCTGCACAACCTGATAATTATGCCTTTTATGCTCGAGCCTATGGAGCATCTGGGACAGCAAACTATTATGGGCTATACGTTAATGTCAATACGGGAGGTTCCGGGAATGCCTATGCTATTTATGTTAATGCCGGAAAGGTTAGACTCGGACTATCATCTGGTACATCAGTAAGTTCCGTTGGGGTGGATTCTTCTGGCAACCTTATAACCTTTACAGCCGGAGGTAGTGATAGTATAACCCTAACCCCATCCCCCTCAACCGACCACTCAGCTACCGGTATAAAAGTATCACTTACCGCAGGAGAGACTCTTGTAATTGGTGATGTGGTGTATATGAAGTCTGATGGTAAGGTATGGAAAGCTGATGCTGATGCTACTGGTCTTTATCCGGCTATAGCTATTGCACTTGCTGGAGCTTCTGCTGATGCTTCTGTTGAAGTTCTCATGAAAGGTATAATGAGGGATGATACATGGAACTGGACAGTAGGAGGGGTTATTTATCTTAGTACTACAGCTGGTGCGTTAACTCAGACAGCTCCAACAGGTTCAGGGCATGTTGTGCAGGTCATAGGAGTAGCTACCCATGCAGATAGGATGTTATTTGATCCTTCACTTGACTTAATAACTTTAGTGTGATATGGCATATTTAAGTAAATTAAACAGTGTAACACGAGCCGATATTGCTTCTCTTAATGAGATTAGTGATATTGATATTGATACTCTTAATGAAGTTACCTTTACCGAACCAGTTCCTCCAACGGTATCCTGTGTGGTTGCTTCTGGTGCTGGGTTTACAATTAACGATCTTGGTGGATCAATTGATATTGATGACGATCAATTAAATTTCCAATTTGATGATATTAATGGATTTGCTGATCCTGACGCCGCTGATGAAGAAATGCCGATTGTAATTGAAGATGATGATTCTAATGTTGTATATTCTGGATCAATATGGACCAGAGATGGGCAAACTGAAAATGAAATAGTAACAATAAATAGAACCGCTGTGTCAGGAGATGTATTTACTGTAATATGTGGAGGAGGAGTATAAATCTTAAATAAATATATTATGGAAATACTAAGGACAATTCTGGCAAAAGAAGATCATCCTCACAGGGTGAATTTCATTACATTTAACATAGACGAGAAAAAGGCCTATGTTATTATCGAACCGAGTTCTGAAAGTTCAAAGACTGTAGTTGTAGATGTTATGTCTTTGCTTAGCATGGCAACTACCACACAGAAAAATACTATTAAAGGCTTTTTAAAGTCGGTGATAGGTGCTGCAATTGAAATAGATTCAGTAAATTTGCCTGATATATTTAATGAGTAAGCCATGCCTGATCTAATGTCAAAAGGAGGAGTAGTATTGGACACACCCCAGAACAGGGATGTGATACCTGTTTTCTCTGTTCCTACCAATGATTTAGATCTAGGTGAGGATAGACCTACCAGATACTATGAGGATTATTGGTTTCGTGAGCATATAAATGGGGTATTGTCCCCAACTAAGCCTCAGGATAAGGTAGCTATAGGAGCTCTTAACACTGTATATGATGAGCTCTTGTATGTTAACGGAAAGATCCATAGTACAGGTATAATACTTGGTCCTGCTGTCAGTATATATGTTGACAGTAATGGTAATCTGGTACTTAACGATTCTATATCTGGTCCTCAGAAACTATCGGATTTATTAGGATCTATTTCTTATCCTTCTGCGGGTATTGTAGTTTCTACAGGATCAGCTTGGGGAACCTCTATAGTAGACAATTCAAGTAACTGGAATACTGCTTATGGTTGGGGCAATCATGCGGGGTTATATGAACCAGTCATCTCAAAATCAACTGGTTATGCTAGGTGGAATGGATCAGCATGGTCATTCTTGAACGAGACCTACTCCCTATCTTCTCACAATCACTCAGGGGTTTACCAACCTAGCAACTCTAATCTTAACTCTTTGGCTGGTTTATCCTATGTATCCACCTCATTTGTTAAGATGACGGGAGCTAATACCTTCGCATTGGATACTAACACATACTCTCTATCTACCCATAATCATAGTGGGGTGTACCAACCGGCTGCTACTAACCTGAGCTCTCTGGCAGGATTAAGTTATACGGCTCTTGCTTTTGTTAAGATGAGTGCGGCAGGTACCTTTACCTTAGATACCACAACCTACTTATCTTCTATCCCAGCTGATGTGGTTCGTACTGGTCAAGTAAATACTTACGGAGATTTTGCTCAGACATTTAAGGATAACATTATTAGGATAAATAATCCGGCCGATACTTTCTATTACACATTAACAGCCGGGGCTATTGCAGCTAACAGGGAATTAAATTTACCGGTTATAACCGGCAGTGATACTATCGCAGTTTTAGGACTGGCGCAGACTTTTACAACAGCTCAGACGTTTAGGGCTGCTAACTCTGTTAGGGTTGAGGCGGCTACAACTCAAGATGCTATAGTTTTGGCTGGTAGGGCTGGAGGTTCGAGCAGTTATGCTGTTACTCTAATCCCCTCTACTTTAGGGGGTAACAGAACTATAACACTTCCTGATAACACTACTACCATGTGTGGTACTGATATCACTCAAACTCTTACCAACAAAACCATTAATGCTACTAATAATACGATTACTGACACCTCTCAGGCTGCTGGAGATCTCTTAAAGAATAACGGTACCAAGTTCGTTAGGATGGCTAGGGGCAGTGCTCTACAAGTGTTAAGAGTAAACTCTGGAGGTACGGATCTTGAATGGGCCGCAGCATCTTCGGGCACTACACCTGTCAGTTCTCCTATACTATTCTGGGATTCTGGAAATACTTATTATAATGCTTATGCTTCTGGAGATAAAGCAGCCGGTAGATTCTATTATGGTACTACAGATCCTACCAATAGTACCAGATTGAATTATGATGGATTCATTTATGCCACAGGCTTTAGAGCTGGTGGGACTAGTAATACATATTCAGACCTTACTACGAATTTTATGCAAATAGTAGTAGGTGGAAATGCGCGTGTTTTGTTTGACCCAACTGTTGCTGATGGGGGGTCTGCTATAGCACACATTCTTAATACTTCAAATACACTTACTACCACAGCTAAGTTATTATCTGTTAGAAATAATGGTTTAGAGAGATTCAGTGTTGATCAGGCTGGTAATATAAATATTCCAACAGGCGCAGAATATAGGATAAATGGGGTTCCTATTAGTGGTGGATCAGATACTAATAATATTACTTTTGTGTTAGCCGCGGGTGTAGATGCGACTACAGGCACTAACAAGACCAATGTTATTACCATGCCTAGGGCCGGTACAATAACAAGGTGTACTATATATGCTAAAACTGGACCTACCGGAGCGGCTCTTATCTGCGATATAAATGTCAACGGAACAACAATATGGAGCACTCAGGGTAATAGGATTCAGATTGCAGCAGGTTCTCAATCAGGGGTTCAAACTTCTTTTAACACAACTTCTTTGGTTCAGGGTGATCTTATCACGATAGATATTGATCAAATAGGATCATCAGTAGCAGGAAAAGATATAACAGTAATTCTAACAATTTCATAATATGGCACAGTTAGCAGTATTAGAGAGAGTAAGCTCAAAGGGACGTACCTCTCATGCTCAGTATGATAAAGACAAGTGGGGAACAGGATCTCTTATTAAGAGAGTAACAAATCTCGGAACTCCATTCATAGGTCCAATAATTAATGCTGTAGGCAGGCCTGTTGAAACTGTTGCGGCTATTCCCGGGATATACCCCCATGCGATTCCTTGGTGCGATAAGGACGAGAGATATTCTACAGGAACCGTAGGAGTGTCTAGTACTGCTGTAACTGGTGCAGGTGGTGCCGCATGGATAACAGCCGGTATAGCTATTGGTACAAGGATAGGATTCGGATCAACCGATGCCGATCAAATAACTACATGGTACAATATTGATAGTGTAAACTCTAATACTTCTATAACACTGTCATCCTCAGCCGGTACGATATCATCAGGAACTCCTTATGTAATAGAAAATTTTAAGCAGATAGACTGGATATTTCTTGTTGACAATGCTGCTGCTGCTGCAACACGAAGGGTCCAGTTGTATGAATTTGATCGCAATACCAGTCAGATGTCATGGAAAGGTTTTGTGACTATGACAATGAATGCCGGAGGAAACCAGACAGCAAGAGGATTAAGGGTTTTGTATCAAAAATATTCAACCGGAACCGTGGCTGTTGCTACTGCTACTGTAACAGGTACAGGTACTCTTTGGCAGACAAATAAGATCTGTGCAGGGAATTCCCTTATGTCAAGCAGGATAGGATTCGGCTCTACTGATCCTTCTCAAATAAAGACATGGTACTACATCAATACCATTACGGCAGAAGGAACGATGACTATTTCCACTTCTGCTTTGACTAACGTAGCTGCCAATATAACCATAAGTGCTGGAACTGCTTATGTTATTGAGGATCTGAAAATCTTAATGGTTACTACCTGTGCTACCGTAACCAACGGTGGTATCTTTATGGTAAAAGGTGCCAGTTATGCTCATTTTCTTCCTGCCGGAACAACCTATGCTTATGCTGCTACTACTGATAACATAGTTGAAGTAATCTGGTTAAAAGATGCTGCAACACAAACAAATACGAATGCTTGTGGTATAGCTCTTGGACCTTTTACTGATATGAGCAATCAGTTTGTCTATGTGCTTGACGTTGCTACTGTCAAGATATTTAAGTATAATGTCAGAGCAGGGCTAACAATAGCTTCCGGTAACTCAGTGAGTGCTTTCGTTCTCGCGACAGGAAACCAAGCTGTTACAGGAACTATTGCTCAGAACAATAATGGAAGATTTTATACTGCCGGACATGGACCAGCATCTGGGCTACCAGCATTATATTTTGTAACCACCACGAGAATCTATGCTTGTCTTGACTCTGCAATACTCTCAGGGGCCACGAACTTCTTAACATATCAGATGACAGAAAACCCCCCGGGAGGAACAGTCACATTCCCTCTTACTGGACAAATGGCGTGTATCGAGACTTATGATGCAATAGACCGGTTAATAATAATATCAACCGGTGCTAACTGTGCTAGGTCTTATGTGACTAGTTTCCGCACCGATGGTGGACAAATGGATCATATATTTCTTGTTGATGATAAACAGATAGATCAATCTACTGTTGATGCTAATACAACTCCGCATCCCTCAATCAGAGTCGTTACTCAATCTCCTTCGTGTGAAAAAGGAGTTCTGTACCTTGCAGGAGTAGGTACTGGGTGGGGAAGCAACATCATTAACACTGCATGTATAGGAGCTGATTGGACTTACTCGAATATAACAGGGGAGTATGCAACGTCTCCTAAACTTTCAACTCCGAATTGTGTTAAATTTATTACTCCATTTGCTATCAGAGACACTATAATAGGCGGCAATGATGTGCTTGGTAAGAGAGCTGATGCAATGAGGTTTTCTTATCGCACAACAGGTATTGATGATAATTCAGGATCGTGGACGGTTTTATCTGAGCCTTATGACATGAGTGGCGTTGCTGGCGCAGAGGCAATACAATTCAAGATAGAGTTTAAGGGTATATCAGATTTCTGTGTTCCGGGAAGGCTCTATGGAATAGGTATCGTCTATGAGGATGCTTCTACAGATTCTCATTACAGATTCTCAGGTGGTTTGTCAAGTGCGGCAAATAAACGATTTGCCTTCCGCTTTGCTAATTCGTTTGGTAGTACAGTGCCAAGACTTCGAATCAGGTTATATAACGATGTAACCAATTCTTTATTGCTTGATGATGATTCGGTTACACAGGCAGCTACATGGGAAAAATCAACTAACGATGGGGGTTCATGGGGTGCATACGATACTACTGACAAAGCCAACGACACTACTTACATCAGGGTTACGTATGCAACCCTCGGAGATAATATTAAGGTTCGCGCGGTACTAACACTTTATTAACATATGATAACAATTGAAAAAGGTCATAAGGTTCATACGACAGATATGATTGTCGTTACCGGTGGAGATTTTAATGAAGAAGATAATGTACTTGTAGTTAACGGAGAGGGAGTCGAGTCTTATCTTCAGGCTTATTACATTCAGAACGGTGTTGTATATGATCAAAGGAATGAATAATGGCCCTAACAGACATACTCATACCTGAAGCTGATCCACAGTGTGGCATAATGGAAATACCTTATGATCCAGAAGGAGTTCCTTTTGATGCTCTCAATGACAAGAGTGGGATCGAAGAGTTGGTATTGGCTCCGGGGCCGGGAGGAGGAGCAACAGATTATGCCTTCATAGGATAGATTTCTCTTGGAAGATTCATTTTTTATATTTAAATTTGCATAAAATTATCAACTAAAAAATTAATGATGTATGGCAAAGTTTAATTTCAAAGATCAGGAACTCAAGGATTTAGCTGGTGTTTCCTTCAGGAAGGTAGAAAAAACCGACAATGGTGAGGTTGAGACTCCGGTAACAGTAGCGGATGCTATTCAGGCTAATTTGTTAGCTGAAAATCAGGAGGCTACCTCCTCAGAGAGGTACCAGTGCTTTCAGCTTGCAGAGAGGTTGAAGAGAGCTGAAGGGGAAGTGGAATTCAGTGCTGAGGAAATAGTATTGATCAAGAAGATCACAGGGAGAAATCCTAATCCGCTCATTATAGGGCGTATATGGGATGCCCTCGAAGGTAAGTAATATTTTTAATTAGGTGTGTGGTTATGTCTGATGTTAAAAACGAATTTTGTCTCCCCAATAGTTCTGAGGATTGTTATCATCTTTTCGGTACTATACTGAAGAATCAGAAAGAGATGTTGGACAGTCAACGTATTCAGGGCGAGGATATAAAAATGATCCGTGAATCTTTGCTCGGCAATGAGTTTCATAAGGGGCATCTTGACGAATTTAAAGATCTACAGGAAGAAGTAGACACCTTAAGAGAGGATACGGATAGGAGACTTAAGATCATCGAGACAGCTTATATTCGTGTTGGAGCCATTATAGCCGTAGCCGCATTCCTAATTATGAACCTACCTAAGATAATCACAGCCCTCAAGACTTAATTATGTCACAGGATATAAAGAATCTATTTTCAGAGAATCAGGGAAGGTTATCCTTTATGAGGGTGGCTTCCGGTCTTATGTGGATCGTATCTACGATCTATTTATTTATGAAGGTAGATATTAATCAGTTGACATGGCCGGGATTTGCTCTTATTGCTTTACTTTATGGGTTAGCCTTCTTCCCTAAGGTTATCCAAAAGAAGTATGAGCAGTTTAATTTACATACGCGTAAGGATTCACAGGAACCTGTAGGCTAACCATTTAATTTCCTTTTCTTTTATGACGACCGACTACCAACTTGGTTTGTTGTGTTATCTCGTCCAATCTCCGGAAGGATCTACCTACATTGATCATATAGAGGATGATCTATTCGATTTGGTTGAGTATCAACTTACTTTACAAGTACTCAAGAAATATCATAAGAAATACAATACATTACCCGGTAGAGTTGCCGGTTTACAGTTTTTAGAAGAACAGATATCTTTAACCAAAGGGTTAAACGCAAATATAGCCAATGATCTTCGGGAGGTTATGGAGGATATATTTGTTCCTTTGTCAAAGTCAGATAGTGTCAAACTTAAGGATACCATTATTGTTGAGGTTCAGTCTAAGAATCTCGACAAGTTATTTATGGACTTCGCAGCTGGTTCCCTAACCACTGATCAGGTCTTCAGTAAGATGAACAAGATATCGTCTTTTGTGGGACTGAATCATGATGATCATAAGAATGCTGGTTTCTTGGTAGAAGATAGAGGAAAGCATTACGATGAACAAGTGGAAGGGAATCCAACATTCCTTCATGATCTGAATAAGTTAACAGCTGCCAGAGGTTTCTACTCTCCGCAGCTGATCGTTTTTATGTCTGGTCCAAAGCACTTCAAGACCGGTTTGATTATTAATATCGCGGTGGAATATGCCCGGGATGGGTACAATGTTTACTACGCTGACGGAGAGAACGGTGCTCGGAGTATTCGGAATAGGGTGAAACAGAAGATCATGGACTGTACCTTAGAGGATCTATTTGATAGTTCTATTTATGAGGAACTAGATGATACACTCTATCGATTTGGGAAGTATATGGGGGGTGATCTGTATATTGATGAATTCCCAGCGAACCAAAAGAGTATAAAAGATATCGAGGCTAGACTGGAATTTCTCAGAGAGGAGTATGGGTGGGTGCCTGATATTATTGTCTACGACTCTATAGATCACTTCATCCCGTCAAAAATAGAAGATCAGAAGAGGGATGTTAGGATAAAGATTCAGTTGGTTTATCATGAAGCTATATCCTTGAACAAGAGATGGGAAACATTTGCAATAGTACCATCACAGGTTAACAGAGAGGCTATTCTCAGAAAGAAGACATTTGATATCACTGATCTATCAGAGGATTTCGGTAAAGCTATGAATGCTCACGCTATTTTTGCTATATGCGCTACACCTGAGGAGGAGGAGAAAGGAGTTCGAAGGATAGTTCCTATCGCCCAGAGAGAAGGGGTAGCTTATAGAGGTAAATCTTCCAATATGTGTATTATTCAGATAAAGGAGGATACTATGCAGGTTTATGAGGTGGACAAGGATAAATATCTGGAAGGGTTGGTAGATGATTAACGCAACAAAATATTACGCTTACTTCGATAAATTCCACGGACCGGTTGAACAGTCCTCTAATGGTTGGTACGTAACCAACTGTCCTTTCTGTGGTAAGAGGAAGTTTGCTATCAATCTGGATTATGGTACGGGAAAGTGCTGGAGAGGTTGTCAATCGACTACCTTATTGACTGAGATCATTATGAGGTCCCACGGAATTACGTACTATGATGCCCGGGAACTGGTAGAGTCTATGCATGATGGCCTTCAGTATATTCCGGAATCTGTATCTAAGTATGTTAAGGTAGATATGCAATTACCTGCCGGATATACTCCTATACTGTCTGGTACCGGGGTTATGGGTAATCGTGCTAGAGCTTATTTAGAGGGTCGGGGCTTTGATCTGAACTATATGGATATGATAGGAGTTGGGTACTGTCAGGATGAAGGACCAACTCTAGAGACTAATTTCTTCGGGTACATAATAATACCTTTCAAGAAGCAGGGCATGTTAGTGTATTATATTGGCCGGGATTACATAGGGAACTATATCCGGTATAAAAACCCTCCTAAGGAGATGTTTGGTATTGGTAAGGCAGAATTAATATTTAACGAAGAAGCTCTTCAGTTATGTGAGAAGGTATATGTCACAGAGGGATGGGCCGATGCTTCTACTATAAAAAGAGCTGGGACATCAATACAAGGAGCTATCTCCAGTCCTTATCAGAATAATTTACTTATTAAGAGTCCTGTTAAGCAACTTGTTATCATTCCGGACGCTGGATATTACCTAAATGGTCTTGTTATGGCCAAGGCCTTAATTCCTTATAAAGAGGTCAAGGTATTGAATATGGATAGTGTAAAAGAGTTCGGTAAGGATGTAAATGAAGTGGGGGTAGAGAGGGTGTATGCTTTGGAAGCTGAGACACCATTAGCATCCAGACCTTGGATTTATAAAGAGATGAGAGCGCATGCGTGATCCTAGTATCCATATCAGAAAGTCAGACCTTACCCGGTTACTGGAACCTTATGGCATAGGAGAGCGGGATGTTTATGATATTATGAGGAAGGCCAAAGAACATTCTATAAGGGATAGGGTATTTATCTCTACTAAGGCAAAGCAGGCTCGTAAGATGAAAAGAACTGTTGAGGCTGAATCTGATACCTTTGAGGTCTTTCACAAGATATATTCAGCTATAATGCTGGAACAGAGTATTATGTCTACCAGTATTAAGAAGGATTCTCCTATGTATTTGAGTTATAAGGAAGTAGCTGATCAGGCTAGGACTTTCTGTGATTCTATGGGTTTGTCTTATGAAACTGGTTTTCGTTTTTATATCGAAAGTGCTATCAAGGTTATAGGTAAGAGAAGATATTCTTTATACAGATTAAAGGCTGCTCATGCTAGACTCCTTGATTACTACAAAGCTTATAAAGTGTGGAAAGAGGATAGTAAGCCGATAGAGACCATTAGGATGTATCAGGCATGGCAGAAGACAGTTCTTAAGAACTTTGCAACTACCCTAGATGTAATGGATGATGTGACCAAGATGGTTCATTTTATCTATTGTAGGGAAGATGCCGATGCCCTTGGAGCTAATTATGATGACTGGATGGGGGCACAGTTTGATAAGTGGTCCTATCTGAATATTATCCCGGAATTCAGTGTACTCTATGGGGATAATGCTAAGCTTGTCTATAAAATGTACATGGCGAAACAACATAAAACTGATAGTAAAGATGAAAGAAACTACTTCAACAAAGTTCGATCGATCGAAACAGTACCGCTTAAAGCCTTACAGCAGCAAGAGGAAGCTCGCGCGAGACGCGTACAAAAGGGCTTACGAGAAGCAGGATCGGGAGATAATGGAGTCTGAGGGGCAGATAGTATGTCGTAGCTGTGAAATACTATTGATATCTCCTTCAGGCAGAGGACTAAGACCTTGGGGTCATAGTCACAATCTTCCGGTTAAACATTTTCCTCTTCTAGAGGCTGATCCTAAGAACTTTGGCCCACGGTGTCAGAACTGGGGAGGGAGAAAGGGATGTCATGAGAAATTGGATGAACCAGACTTCAGGGAGATAGTTAAGTTCAAGGATTTTGACGATTTGATGCGTTATCGCTATGAGAAGAATGAACTAGCTTATAATAAGTGGGTTACACAATTAAACGATTTAGGTATTAATCCGGGATGGCCTTATGCGGATAACTATTGATAATATCAAATGTAAGATAGATATCGGTGGGACCGATTATCTTATCGATCCTGATCTGATGAAGAGGTTTAGGGAATATATGTCTGTTGATGTTCCGGGGGCTCATTTCATCAATCAGAGGCTTCCTTTTCACTATGACGGGAAGAAATATTTCATTACCCCTAAAGGAACAATGGCTACAGGGTTCCTACCAGTATTTCTACGTTATATTGATCAGGAGTATCCGGATTTATCTGTAGAGCTTGTAGATGCTAGGGGCTATATCCCAGAGCTGCGGGAAGAGCCTATCACTAAGGTTAGTGATGATTGGGATATGATCGAGCAGTATTCTTATCAGAAAGATTTGATAATGAAGTATAGCCATCATATATCCTTTAGGGGACAGGTATTGAAGTTTCCTCGCGGGGTAATTGATGCTGCCACCAATGCTGGTAAAACAACTATTCTGGCAGGTCTGTATAAGAATCTGAAGAGAGAAGAGAGAATGCTAGTGATCATCCATAGTACTACCATATTCAAACAGTTAGTTAAGGATTTCAAAAAGGTTTTCCCAGAGGTGGGGGAGATTAATGCTTCTAAGTATTCAGTTAAGCCTTTTACTGTGGCTATGATTCAGACTCTATATTCTCGTAGGGATGATCTTAATATCAGAAAGGATCTGGCTTCTTTCACGGTATTAGCTGTAGATGAGTGTCATAGAGCTGGTAGTGCTCAATATGCTAAGGTTCTGGTTCATTGCCCTGCGGCTATGAGAGTGTTTCTATCAGGTACCGCTTTTGACACCTCTGATGTGGTCAACTCATTAGTGATTACCGGGTTGTCAGGAGACAAATTAGGAGGGGTTGAAAAGAGGGAGCTAATGGATAAGAGAATAAGTACCCCGGTTAATGTAGAAGTGTTACTATGTAATACTTCTTTGAAACAACCGGTTCTGGATTATACAGAGTGTATGGATGAACTTGTCTATTACTCCGAACAAAGAGTGAAGTTGATAGTGGAGGTTATTAATAAGAGATTTATATTAGGCCCCGTCCTTATCGCAGTCAATTTTATTCATCACGGTGAGTTCCTTTTGGAAAGGTTGAACAGGTATTTGTGTCCTGATAAGAATGACCTAGACGTTATTGTGTGTAAACTTACTCACAGTGAGGATGAGAGGCAGACGGAGACAATAGAAGCTTTTCGAAGAGGTGATTTTGATGTGTTAATAAGTACAGGTGTTCTTCGAGAAGGAATCAACCTACCTCTTATACACACTCTGATATATGCCGAGGGGGGTCTATCCATGGTCCACATAAAGCAATGGATGGGGAGGATAGAAAGGCTTCATGAGTCCAAAGATGTAGCTGTGATGTATGACTTTTATGATATAGGTAGATATGTTCAGAAACATTCAGAGAAAAGATTATCGGTGTATCATAAAGAGAATCTTCCAGTTAACCTTCATTTCGATTTAAAGGAAGCTAAGAAACTGCGATCTAAGATTGCTAGATAGCATAAAATTTACTATATTTGTAGGGTAAATTATAGAAGATATGGCTATAGGTGACGAGAATAAAACTATTAATATTTTAAGTGCAGAACTCTTTGATAAGATCAGGGGGGCTACCTATGAGCATGATATATACAGTGCTGTTCATACAGCTATCTCCCGGGCACTTACAATAGGTAAGGATTTCTACGGGAATCCTAATACTATTTACATATACTCGGGGGATAGACAGTTAATGACCATGCCCTCCATAGATGCAGCTGCTTATTGTTTGGAGGTGACTCACAAGCAGATAAAATCAGTATTGAATAAGGATGAGGATATTAACGGATTAATTTTAAAAACGAAAAATTATGTCAACACAGAACTCAAAGCTAAAATCAAGGAGAGTGAGAAGAGCGCAGAGACGGCTTGACTCTGCTACAGCTATTTACCAACTTGCTAAGAGAGTAGACAAGGGAGGTAAAGGTAAAGGTTTCACAGCCCCCGGATCAAAAAAACATTGGTAGTATGAGAGTACCCAGAAAGAAGGCTTCACAGGTTGATCTACTGAAGCCTGTGGAGGTCATAACCGATCAGACTGATTGTTTTGGTACCGAGGAGTATAATCCACGTTCAGGGGATTGTGCTTTATGTGCGGATATTGAGCTATGTGGACTTAAGTATCAGGAAGTTGTGGAGAGGAAAGTAAAGAGTGTAACCGAAGCTAAAGGTCCTTTCGTAGATTCTATAAACACAGCTGCTATTGATTGGAGAAAGATAAAGGATAATATTGTCAAGTATCAGGATTCAGATCCTATAACCATCGAGGAGCTTGTTGAGACTATAACGAAAGCTGCGGGTATCAAGGATGCTAACATGGCTCTTCAGTACGCTAGGGCTCAGATGATGAACTTAAATATTGTTGAGGATGACGGAAAGCTCAGTTCAGAAGATACTAGTAATTAGGGAACAATCTCTCCCGGTCTCTTCAGATAGTTATAGACTATTTGAGAGGGTCTTATATGATGTGGTTAAAGTTCCGAGAGATAACGTAGTAGAGCTGACTCTTACAGCTTCTCTGGCACCTATCAAGGCTATTAACCCTACCGTTATTATAGCTATAGGGGAAAAATGTCTTAACTTTCTCTGTAACTTAAAAGGAATTACCAGATATGCTGGTACTGTACAGAGGGTTGGTGATTATCAGGTTGTTCCTATAGTTTCCCCCGGTTATATTACCCACAACCCTAATTATCTCAGGAAGTTTTCCGAGGACGTACTTCTTGCCTATCAGTTATCTATAGGGATGGATCAGATAGAGGTCAAGAATGCTTACAAGATAGTAACTTCTTATCAGGATATCTTTGAGCTAGTGGGACATATCAAGAAGACTAAAATATGTTGTTTTGACTTTGAGACCACAAAGCTTACTGATATGGGGACATTTGATCCTAACTTTTACTGCACACTACTTTCCATATCCTTTCAGCAGGGGTCGAGTTATATTATACCCCTATGGCATCCTGAAGCTAATATGTCGGAGACTCTGATAAGTCAGATCATTGATCTTCTTAATAAAGAAGTATTTGGGGATCATTCTATTGTGAAGATAGGACATAACCTCAAATTTGATATGCATTGTGCGGTCTGGTGTGGTATTAACCGGTTTAAGGGACCCTTCCATGATACAATGGCTATGCACTATCTATTGAGTGAGGATACATCACACAAGCTTAAGGACCTTGTACGAGAGTATTACCCTAGATTCTCTAACTATGAGGAAGATGTTAAGGGGAATTGGAGTACAGTACCATTGACTGTACTAGCCAAGTATGCTGCGTTGGACTCTGATCTTACATTAAGACTTTATTGGGAGTTTACCAGAGAGTTATTGGAGACTGATGAGAGATTATACGTCTTGTTTCGAAACATGATTGCTCCAGCTACTGTGGCTCTTTTCTATATGGAGGAGCGGGGTATGTTGATAGATAAGGCATATCTAACTAGGGCTATATCATTGGTAGATACATATATAGATGACACTATAGCCCGTATGCGTAATTATCCTGAAGTGGTTAGGTTTGAAGCTCATAGGAGAGAACACTATAAAGAGGTTCAGATAGGCCTCTTGCAGGAGCGTATAGAGAAGTTATCAGCTACAGAGTTTAAATCTAAAGTAGCTCAAAATAACCAAGTGGTCAGGTTAGCTAACCTAAAGGACGAACAGGCTAAGTTGAAGAGTGGTGAGATAGTACCTCAGTATGATAACTTAAACTTTGATAGCCATCTACAGCTTCAACAGTTATTATTCTCCCCTGATGGATTTGCTTTTAAGGTACCTAAGTCGCTAAATAACTCTGAGGGCACTTCTACAGCTAAAGAGCATCTGGACCTGATTAAAGATAAGACCGGTTTTATAGATGATTTACAGGCATACAGGCAGCTCCAGAAAGTGAGGTCGACTTATCTCGTTAGTATCTTGAATAAACTGGATGATCGTCATAGGATACACACCACTTTTAACCAGCCGGGGACTAAGACTGGTCGATTATCTTCTAAGAATCCCAATCTACAGAACGTGATAACAAGGACTAAGTATAAGAGTGTGGAAGATGCTGTAGCCTTTGTTAAGGGTTCTTTTAGTGTCCCAGAAGGGTATACCATGGTACAGGCCGACTATTCTCAGGCTGAGCTCCGTATTATAGCTCACTACGCTGATGAACACACCATGATTGAGGCGTACAATAATGGTATAGATATGCACGAACTTACCGCGGCTAACTCAAGAGGTTATACCTTAGAAGCTTACAGAGCTCTTGATCCTAAGGAGTATAAACAATATCGATTCGAGGCTAAAGCAGAGAATTTTGGGTTTATATATGGTATATCCCCGGAGGGGTTTAAGGATTATGCAAGAACACAGTACGGCATCACCATCACTCTGAAGGAGGCTGAGAAACGTAGAGAAGCTTTCTTTAAAAAGTACCCGGCCTTATTAAAGTATCATTCGGATTATGTAAATAAGGCTCGAAAATTTGGTTATGTTCGGACCTTCTTTGGTCAGAGAGTAAGACTACCCGAAATTCATAGTATTAATGGAGGTAAGAGAGGACATGCTGAGCGTAATGCTATTAACTCTCCAATCCAAGGAACGGCAGGACAGATGACAATATTTGCTGTTGCATTACTTCATATAATATTACCCTCTAACATACATATTGTCAATACTATACATGACTCTATTATATTCTACATCCCAGATTCCATGTTAAGTAAGGTGATTCCTGTTATACAGCACGTAATGGAGAATCTACCTATACTAACCTATTTCGAGAAATCCTTCGATAAGGTTAAGATGGTATCTGATATTGAGGGAAGTAAGAAATCATGGAAAGATTTAGGTAAATTATCTTTGTAGGTTATAAATATTTCATTATATTTGTAGGCTTGTATTTAGGCAATATTGCCACATAAACAACTTTAAATTACTGAAAAATGGCAGGTTTAGATGTCGAAAAATTGAGAGCAGCTCAGGAAGAGCTAGAGAAACGAACAAGTTCATCCAGTAAGGGATGGCTACAATTGGGTAAAATGGAGGAGGGGTCTGTAGATATCCGTATCCTTGATCCTCTCCCGGAAATGGATGGCCTCTATTATTTGGAGGTGCCTGTATGGTGGGTCGATGGTACAAGAGTGGTATCTCCTCAGCTTCTGGGTGAGAATGATGTCATTCAGGAGGCTATAGATGCCGCCAAGAGCAGCAGAGATGCAGGTCTTCTTAAACTTATCGAAGCTAAAGGTGAAAAGGGGAAGAAGATCCAGAAAATCTTTGAGTATTGGGTTCCGGTACTTCAGTTCCAGTGGGATGTGAACCGTAATGAGGAGATAATCAACATCTATGATCCTTCAGGTAACCCTGATGTGAACCTCATCCAGAAGTACATTGTGGACAACCGGGTAAAGATTCTGGTGGCCAAGATTTCTGCTCTGAAGGATATTAATAAGATCGCTACCTCCAGAGGTGGTGGTGTTATGACTGATCCTGAGAAAGGTTTCAACGTGATGATCACCAAGAGTGGTAAAGGTAAGGACACCAAGTACGGAGTGGTGAAGATGGATTCTCTGCCTATGCCGGTTGAATTCTATGCTCCTCCGAAGATGACGAACCCGATGCTTATTGCTCAGGCTCTGATGTACACAGATGAGTATATGGATGCGGTAATTGGTAAGTATCTGTACAATGAGCCTCTCCCGGAACTGGGTGACGAACATTACAGGTATCCTGAGGTGAGAGAACAGTTGAAGTCTCAGTTAGCTGAGAACGATACGGAAGAGCAGGCTGCGCCTCGTCCGAGGCCGGGCAGACCAGCTCCCGCAACTTCTCAGGAACCTGCCCCGGCAGCCACAAATACTCGACAGGCTCCCGCAAATCAGTCAGCTCCTGCAGCTTCAGCGACTCCGGCTCGTCATCAGAGACCAGCAGCTACCGGAGGTGCACAGGCTCCTGCTCCTGCAGCTACAAGGGGTCGCAGGAACCTTCTGGATGATATGCAGCAGTAGAGCATGAATTCGAAGGATTATAGCTACACCTTCACAGGCAATCTATCTCCAGACTGTCATCGTCTGGAGATAGACCATGCCTCCGGTTTATCTAGGGTTCTCAAAAGCCTTATTAACGATAAGCTAGAGATCACGATCAAGAAGTTTTATCGTAAAAGGAGTCTAGCCCAGAATAACTGGATATGGGGTCCGTGTATTATTACTATAAGGGCATGGATGAAAGAGACTACAGGAGTAACTCCACCTCCTCCGGAGGCTATATATGCTTATATTCGACAGCATCCGGAGATGGGGGCACAAGAGATTGAACTCTTCGCTATAGATGGTATGGAGGTCTTTACTTTTAAAGGTAAAGCGATCTCAGAGATGACTACCGTAGAGTTCTCAGAACTGGTGGAGAGGATTGTATTATTTTACGGGGAGAAAGGGTTAGAAATTCCTCTCCCTAAACCTAAATCAAACAATCTTATAACAGATTTTCTTGATGACAACTAGTTCAGAATTAGCTATCGTCTTCTCAGATGCTCATGTCCATAAACATAAGCAATTTAACGAGAATAACAGGAGATTGACCAACGGTATAGCCTTGATAGATAAGGTATTTGCCTTTGCTCACCGGAATAACATAAAGTACATTCTCTTTGCCGGGGATATGTACGACCAGATGAATATAGTAGCAACAGAAGCTAGTACAGCTATACTAAGCTGCTTTAAGACAAACTTTGAAAGGTATTCGGATATCCACTTCATTGCTATTAGTGGTAACCATGATCAGGCTTTCAAGAACCTCTATGATACCCCCGCTGAAACAGCTCTGAGGCATCTCACCATATTTGACAACTTCCATTTGTTGGATAATGAGGGTAGATTTAAGACCTCTCTAGGTGCCTGTATAGAAGGCATTCCTTATTATGAGTATCCAGAGGACTTTAAGAAAAGGTTACAAGAAATAGGTGATGATCTACCTTGTAGGCGTATACTATTGACGCATCAGGTAATAGCTTCCGGGCTTCCTATCGAGGATCATATTGAGCCTGTTGATCCTTTATTTTCTCCTTTTGATATGATATTCAATGGACATCTTCATACACCTCAGGAGGTTACCGACAAATTTGTTAACGTGGGTAGCCCAATGCATCGCGATGCCAGTGATACAGGGCAGAGGAAAGGCATATGGGTCGTAGACCTGTTGGACCCGGTAAGTGGTCTAAATTTCATTGATATTACTTCTTGGTTTCCTCAATTTATATACAAGATTCAGGGATCAGTTCTTACAGACTGGGACAAGGAACAATACGTTGTATGGGTCCCCGAGCCTATTATTACCAAAGAGGACGATAGGAAGATCGTGGAAGAATTCTCTACAACGGTGGCCCCGGTAGATATTATAAAATCTTACTGTGAGGCTGTTTGTAGTAAGAAAGAGCTCCAAGCTAAGCTATCTTATGGACTGAGTCTATGACGAAGAAAATTCCTTGCATATGTCCCGAAAGCACTAAACCTGTTCAGAACCGGTGTTGGGTTATTGTGGCGTACAGACAGAGATATGTAGGTCATATGAGTGGTGTGCTTGGTAGCAAATGGGTACCTTCTGAAGACTCTACTCTTAGCTGTCCTAAATGTGGGGCTATATGGCGCACGGATGATGAATGTGTTGAACAATTAAAAAATAGAAAAGATGCATAAGATAACTTTTAAAACCATCAGTATAGAAGGGTTCAGAAGTTTTGTAATCCCACAGGAATTTAATTTCAATGTCCCGGGATTACATTTGATCAAAGGGACTAACGGGGCAGGTAAGACCACTTTATTCGAGGCCCTTATATGGTGTATCTACGGAACAAATCTGAAGGATACAGTACAGGACAAAATACCCTCATGGCCGGAGACTCGAACTAATTCATGGAGAGGTACACGGGTGATGCTCACATTTGAACTTGATAAAGGAGAAGGACCTGTAACCTATCAAATTTGTAGGCATATAAATTTTCAGGGAGATACCCAAGGTTATAAGCCTATTGATAGGCTGATGATATTTTTAGGTAATGAACTTGTAGGTGGTGACTTAAATAAAGACGAAATTCAGGAACATATAGACCGGCTGATAGGAGTGGATAACCGAACCTTTCTCAACTCTGTTCTATTTGGTCAGAGAATGGCCAAACTGATTTCTCAGGATAATAAAGACAAGAGAGAGCTGTTTGAGGAACTCTTTGATATGGAGTGGGTCAAGGAGTTAAAGATTAAAGCAGATGCCCGGTTAGGTGCCTTACAAGAAGAACTGGTGTCTCTAGAGGTTAAACTTAAGGCAGAGCAGGTAAGACACAGAGCCCTTCAGGAGCATATCCTCACTAATCAGAATCTCTTGGATACTTATGAGAAGAGTAAGAATGAGAGGTTAGAGTCTGAGAGTAAAAGGCTTTCTGATTTGACCACTCTTAAAGGGGAAAATCAGAAGCAACTGCAGGTTCTACAGAAAGATTACGAGAGCGTAGACTACCCGAAGATACGTACACAACATGAGACAATTAATAAAGCTCTTCAGAATCTTATAGAACAGGAAGCCAATCTAAGCAGGGAGATAGTTAGCGTAGAGAACGAAATTATGCGTATGGATGCTACTATTGAACATCTAACGAATACTTTGGAGGAGAAAAAGGCCATCTTACAAGGTCTTAACACAGCCTCTCTTGTCGCTGATCTGAAGAATAAGATCGCAGAAATACAACATAAATTTAAGGTAGAGCAGGCTCTTCAGAATGATTTGAAAATAAAGCTTCAAACTATCCCTACTAACGAGATGTATGTAGGCAAAAGTTTAGGATTGAAAGCTTTAGATACTAGGATATTCTCCCTCAAAGCTAGTATAGAAAGGAATAAGACGGAACTTGCAAAGCTTACATCCAGCACGTTTGAGATAGGTAACCATTGTTATACCTGTGGACAGGAATTAAAAGAAGGTAATAGGTTAACTGCAGAGGTTAACCAGAAGATAAGCGATCTCAGCAGATCACTGCCTGTACAGGAGACAGAATTGGCCGAATTAGAGGGGGATAAGACAGGCTTAGGGCTTGTGCTTAATGCTATGGAGGCTTATTTCAACTCCATGGCTGAGTGTGATAAAAGGTATAGTCTCTTAACCGGGTACAAAGAACAGTTAACAGAAATTGAATCAGGGGCAACTGCTAGTATTCTCAATAAAGATATAAAAGAACTTACGGCCCAGATAAACGATCTCATAATTCGGTCAAACGCTACCGTAGATAAGAAGGAGTCATTAGAGAATGACCTGAACGATTTACAGCTCCGTGTAGGAGATGAGGCTATGGAGGTAGACAATCTTGAGGCTATTATTGCTAAAGGAACCAAGATCGAGGGAGATATGGAGGTTTTGTCCAGAGATATAAAGGCATCTGACTTACTTATCAGCGAAGTAGCCCGTATTATTGAACAGAAACAGAACGAAGAACCCCCACAGCTACGTATTGTAGAAATGAAAGAGGAGGAGCAGGTTCTGTCTAAGGATATTGAAGGCCTGACATTACTGATGTCCGAGAAAGAATCACAGGTAGAGATAGCTAAATGGTGGTCATCTAAAGCTCTGGGGGCTTCAGGCATCAAGGCGTATATCTTCAAGGCTATGCTCTCCCAGCTGAACCATAACATTAAGAAATACGGAGACCGGTTAGGGGTATCTATGGAGTTCTCTATTGATCTGAGTAAAGCAAGTAAGCCCTTTACCACCACTTGTTCTTTAGGTGACAAAATTAACAAAGATTATAAAGAATTTTCGGGGGGACAGAAGCAGCGTCTCGATATTGTTCTTATATTTGCAATGTACGACCTGATTGCATCTAATTTTATATGTAACGTCCTATTGATGGATGAGATATTTGAGGGATTAGATGAGGAGGGTGAAGCAGTGGTCTTTGACCTTATAAGAACCAAGATGGAAGACGGTAAAGCAGTATTTATCATTGATCATTCAGTAACCATTGATTCCTTATACAGCACCAAGATCGAATTTGAGTGTGTAGGAGGGATCACTAAAATAAAGTAATATGGAGGAGAAAACATTAGCAGCGAAAGAAGAAAGGCGTGAGACACGTTTCGAGCGCAGACTGAAAGATCGTAAGATTGACATCCTGAACAACATTGTCAATAGGTATTTAGCAGACCGAACTTACGTTACCTCACCTGAGGAGGGTGACGAGCTGTTTCGGAGGTATCGTGATGAATGGTATTACCAGTGCAGATTATTCAACAAAGGTAAGAAACCTTTCACACTCAAGCATGAAGCTTTCAAAGAGAGGGTTGATTATTTTGATCAGCAGCAGGCGTTAAAGGCAGCTAAGAAAGCTGAAGAGAAGCTCCAGAGGGATATCGACAGAGCTGTCAGGAATATAAGAAAATGGAGTAAGAGCCAGTGGGTCCGCAATATTAAGTTCTGGATCATAGCCCGGGGGAACAAGCAGAAGATGGACCAATTATGGAGGGTCTACTGCACCACACAGATCATGCATGAGCAATCTAGCTGAAGATTTATTCGGCCTAAAAGGGTCCCAGTCCATCAACTCGAAGCGTAAAGGGGATAAGAATGAACTTAACCTTGCTAAGCTTCTGGCTGAGTGGACTGGGAAAACCTTTCACAGGGTTCCCAAATCAGGGGGTCTTCGATGGAAGGATAATGCTAACGTTGTGGGTGACTTGTGTTGTGAGGATAACTCCTTCGATTTTGCTTTCAGTGTAGAGACCAAGCACGTAGCTTCACTAGGACTTAACGGCCCTATCCTCAGAAAAAATGCCAAGATATTCACATACTTCGCTCAGTGTGAGCGGGATGCCAGCAGATTAGGTAGAGGCAAACTTCCTATTCTGATTATAAGGGAGAATGGGATGCCTAAGAATGAGTATTGGGTATTTCTCCGTGTGGGTTCTACAATGTTTAACACCTTTAAGAACAAACTGGTTGTCAATTACGTTTCCAAGGATACAGACTTGATTGGGTTCAAATTATCTCAGTTGATGAAGTATCCCTATGCACAGTTTATAACTTTTTATCATGAACAATCATATAATAGATAGGCTGACTTACCTTAAGAAGGTGGTGCCTGTAAGACAGATTCTACAGGACAATGAACCTGTAGTGGTTCTCCTTGATCCCGGACACGGAGGTCTGATTGACAGTAAATATGTTACCGCCCCCAATAAGATGGCTAAACATCCTTTTGGTGAATTCTATGAGGGTCTGTGGAACAGAGTGGTAGTTTGGGCACACGCCCAAAAGCTGTTCCTCAGCAAGCACAATTACCACATTATCGTTCCGGAAGATAAGGATGTGACAGTGTACGAGAGAGTCCGCAGAGCTGAGGCTATCGCCAGAGAGTTGAAGGGTAAGTATAAGTGTTATTACCACTCGGTTCATGGTAACGCCTTTGGACTTGCAGATGTTAACGGTGTTGAGGTGTATACCAGTCCGGGATGGACCAAATCAGATGCTATTGCCACACTTTACTATCAACAGCTTTTTAAACTTGGGTGGAAGATGCGGCCGGACTGGTCTGATGGTGATCCTGATAAAGAGGAGAGGTTTTATGTTCTAATGAACACTACCATGCCTTCTATACTCTCCGAGACAGGTTTTTACACGAACCCTCAGGAGGTACAGAAAATGATCCAGCTGGGGACCATAAACAACATTTCAGATTTATTCCTACATGCTCATAATGAACTCTTAAAACTAAAATTGCTATGAAGAAACTTATAAACAGGGTGCTTATAGCCCTAGCCTTCTCTGCTCTTACCTTCGGTACCATAGTTTTAATTAACCATGTACTCAAAGCACAAATAGAGGCAGAGAAAGAAATCCTCAGTCTTAAAGGCCTTAACGAGACCATGAGTACTTTGATTACCTCACAGGGTAGGAAGATAGCTCAGCAGGATCAGCATATTTTCACCTTGGATGAGGCTAGAAAGGCTGGCCTTATCACGATAGAGGAGCTGAAGATGAATAATCTGAAGTCAGCTACCACCATCATCAGGCTGGAGAATAAGATTAAAAGACTTGAACTAGAGTTATCCTACACCACCAAACCGGAGGTGATATATGACACTATTTATGTGAAAGATACTTCCTATGTAGCCAGTTACCTCAGAGTCCCTCTAGGGTTTAAATTTAATGATCCTTGGACGGATATATCAGGTGTGGTTAAGACAACCGGTGTCACTATTGACTCAATTTCTATGTTGAGTAAAGGCACCATTATGATGGGATATTCCCGGGGTTATTTCCGTAAGAGTAAACCTATTATAAGTTACGCAGACGAGAATCCCTACGTTACCACGACATCTATGCAGAATGTGGTTATCGTGCAGCAGCCTCCTTTTTATAAACGGCCGATGTGGTATCGGATGGAGGGTGCGCTGGCTTCCTATTTAGTGATAAGGGGGGCGCAGCGAGTTATTAACCAATAAATAAAATCATGAAAAGATTGATGTTATCTGGTATGTTGTCTCTTATTTGTGTGATTCTTATGGCTCCTTCCCTTCCCTTTGAGTGGCGAGAGTCCACATCTGTCAACCTCTATGAAAGGTATATGAGAGATGTGGCTGACATGAAAAGGAAAGAAGCATTTGATGCGTTTAAGCATCGTCTGGGCTTCAGGGAGAGTGGCAATAACCCACACGCAGTTAATCCCCTCGGGTATATAGGGGAGTGGCAGTTTGGTGCCGCAGCTCTTAAAGATGTAGGCAGGTCCGTATCTATTAGGGCCTTCCATCGTGATCCCAGTATATGGACCAGAGAGCAGCAGGAAGAAGACCTAGAAACCCTCATTAATCTTAATGCCATCAGGCTTCAGTGGTATATCAACCATTTTGATGGCAAGATTGTGAGAGGGGTCTTGGTCACTAAAAGCGGTATATTAGCTGCAGCGCACCTAGCCGGGGCTAAGGGGGTGATGAACTGGTTTAATACCGGTTATAACCCTAAGGATTATTTTGGAACCAAACTAACAGATTACATGATCCAATTCATTGGATATGAATTCTAAACCAGTGTTGAATGTTCATTGTGATGGTTCGTGCTATCACAAGGATGGCAGGATGGGGATGGGCTTTGCCGGATTTATTGGAGACGACAAAAAACCAACCTTTAAACGGGTGATTTCCTCAGGGGATCAAACCGGTAGCAGTAACGAGGCTGAGTATAGAGCGGTAATAGCCGCTCTTACTTACCTTGTTAACCAGTTAGACAGGCTAAGCATCTACTCTGAAATCATTATTTATGGTGATAGTGAACTTACGATGAGACAATTGAGTTTCATTTACAAGGTAAATAAACCTGAGCTTAAGGTGCTTCATCGTCAGGCTATAGAACTTACCGAAAAGATTGAACAGAAGATACCCCTACACTTTGCATGGGTGTCTCGTGAGAACTACAGGCAACGGAAAGTAGATGTGTTATCAAAACAAGGAAATAACTATTTTAAAGATAAATATGAGAGAACTGAGAGGTGACCAGCCGAGGGCATTTGAGGCCCTAAAAACATTTCTGGATAGAGAGAAGGGGGGAATGTTCCTATTATCAGGGCATGCAGGTACGGGTAAAACCTATTTAATGTTCGATATCTACTGGTATATCAGCACATTGTGTACGGCCAGTAAGTCTGTAATATTCACAGCACCTACTAACAAAGCTGTTCGGGTGATGAAGACAAACATCAACAATGAACAGGTATCGGTGGTCACTACACATCGTGCCTTGGGTATGAAAGAGAATATCACAGACGCAGGGGCATTAACTTTTGTGCCTGACACTACACAGGAGGCCCTAGCAGCTCGTTACAATGCTGTAGTTGTAGATGAGGCCTCCATGATCGATGACTCGCTCTTTTGGCCTCTTTTAAGCCTTTCTGAGGCAGGTAAGAAAATTATATTCGTGGGGGATGCTTACCAGATACCTCCAGTGAACTATGAATACGCCTTACCCTTTGAGGTCGATATCCAAAAGGAGCATAATATTGAAGTGTTCACAATGGAGGAAATTATCAGGCAGAAACAAGGTAACCCGATAATAGAGTTAGCTCAACATATAAGGAACAATATATACAGCCGTAAGCTTGAGATCAGTAGGGAAGAACATAACTGCGAAGAGGGAAGCATAGCTTATATACCTGCTAGACAGGTTAGTGCTTTCTTGAAAGAGACTATTCTTCCTATGTACAAGTCAGAGGCATATAAGAACAGTCTGGACTATGTTAAAGTGATTGCTTGGACTAATGACACCGTGAATAGGTATAATAGAGCTATCCGTAATTATATTTTCGGGGAAAAGTTGGGTATGATTATTCCCGGGGATAATCTAATAGCGGACTCTCCTATATTCGAAAGAGATAAGAAGACTATTGCAATCATCACCAACAGTGAGATGACCGTGACTGGAGTGGAATTGGATGTGGAAAAGATAGGAGATGACTGCTTAATTAAGTACTATAAAGCACATGTACGGGTATTTGATAACCCTAGGTATAATCAGTACGTGCTTCGAATCGTTCATGAGGAGTCGCTTAAGAACTATGGAGAGCTGCTGAAGCTACAGGCTAATATGGCTAGGTCTTATCCTAAAGGTAGTCATATAGCTAAAACTGCTTGGAGGGACTATTATGACTTCATAAAGAGCTGGGCTCAGGTAAAGTATTCTTACTGTATCACAGCTCATAAAGCTCAGGGCAGTACCTATAACACAGCCTGTGTTCTTGAATACGATATACGAAAAAACCCCTTAGAGTACGAGAGAAACAGAATCATGTACACAAGTTTTACCAGACCATCTAAAAGGCTATATGTAATACATTAAACAACTTATATGATACACAATTTTTGCAAAAAAATGTCAGTGGCATCAAATTAGAAAAGGATCATCAACAAATATTAGGCGCAGAACTTATTAGGATTTAATCACGAAATAAAAATTAATAGCGATGAAGCAGAAAAGTTTATTTGAAAATGCAGAGTTTGATTTACCACAGAACCCCGCATTGCGTATATGCGATGTTGTGTGCAGTTGCGGCTTTTCAGACGAAAGCCCCAAAGCTCTTTTTTTTATTGAGCAA